AATGTGAATGTTTTTACAGTTATTAGTAAATATGAATAAAAAATAATAAATTATGTCGAGATTAAAATTTAGCAGCAATCTTTTCATAGAGCTTGCAGAAATTGAAAAAATAAAGAAGTTTTTAGTGGATGATGGCTTTAAGGCTATTTTCCAAAGTATCGTAAATAAATATGGTATATTTATCTGCCAAAATCAAAATAATCCCCTTTATGCTATTGCCAATAATTCATTTGCGGTGCAATTGAAAACTGGTTATAGCGATGTCGTTACGATAGGGAAGGGAATTGGTTTTGATACGGATTTGAATATGATTATGAAATATGACGATACCGATATGCAGATACCAAATGACGGGGTAAGAAAATGGCTGGTAGTTGAATACGATACGCATAATTTTGAAAGCGGAACGATAGACGTTACATCCACGGGACAGGTTACAGGAACTGGTACCGATTTCAAAAGCGTGTTGCGTGGTTATAATAATTACCCGACCAAGATAAAGATGGAGTCAAGCGGTCAGCTCTTTGAAGTGGTTGACGTTATGTCAGATACCCTTGCTTACATTAAAATTAACGGGGCTGGTTCTTTTAGCGGTGAAAGATATTCAGTTGTAGGTGCGTTCACTCCTGGCTTTATTCCTGACCCGAATGATATATTGATATACGAATATGACCATTATAAGATTTCACTAATTTCATCAGCGTTGCCACCTGCACTTAACCCCAATCAATATCTAATTGCTGGTATGGAGTTTGATGCTAATAATGTATTAGTTGTTGACGATTTACGGGATGAATACTTTAATTCAGGCACGCAGACGATTGAACAGATAACGGGCAATAGTTTTTTATCGTTAGTGTCAGTAGCGGTTGTAAATCCACCTGTAAAGCTGAATAGTAATATTCTTAATAAGAGTTTTGAACTTGAACTTAACTTGCAGCTAAATTGCGAGGTTTTGCAATATACCATTATTAACCCCAATCAAATAACTATTACTGATATTGAATGCAATGCGTTAAACAATGTCATTCCGAGTGGTGTTGATTATTTTAAGGATTACATTTTATACAATAGAACTAACGGGAAAACAGCCGTTATTCAATCAAGCACCAATGGTCAGATTGATTTTGGTGGCGATGCTAATTTTCTAACTGCTGGCGATGAAATTTGTATTTTGGATAAAAAGTTTTGCGATACTATTGAATTTGAAGTAAGCAACAGCGGCACTCCTGCAACGAGCGGATTGAATAAGGTGTTTAACACCTATTTGTTTGACGTTAAAAGTAAGAATGTTAAAATAGCTATCCCGATGCTATCTTCAGATGACCCAAATATTACCTATAACGTAGGATTGCGGTGGAAATATATGGGCTGCAATATATCTGAGCAATATTATAACGATATGCCAAGTGTGCAGTTTTTGAATTATCTTGGTATATTGAATTATCTTGATTCAAATAATTCTTTTGATATAAATCCGAGTTTGATAATCAATCAAATAACAGAAAATTATTCGTAATATGATACTTTATCTAACAGGTGCTAATTCTTCATTAGCAAAGACAAGTGAAAATCCGCAGCCTGACCCAACTAAAAGTCTTGGCGGTTACGTTTCGTCCACTATTGTGCCAAATAATGCTATAAACGCTTTATTTGACCTTGTCTCCCAATTTACCATAGAGAAACGATTGAATGAAACGATTGCGGTTGGAATGATAAATAATAGCGATGACGATGTTAATGATATATCGTTAAAAATAATAACTAATGAACACTCTCAATGTGATTTCAGAATTGCAGCGGTTGCGCTGGATGATAATTTTGCTATGGAGCATATTAGCAGCCGTTATCAAGAGCCTTTGAACGCTACTTTTTACGATGCTACTTTTTACCGAGCTTTTGTTGAATTGGAAATTAAAAAGTCTGCTGTTGTAGGGGAGGTGATTTATTTAGAGCCGTTTGACGTTTATGTAGAGCCTGAAGAGGGTGGTATTGAAGGCACTTGGAAGGCTTTTGAAAGAGCGTTTGAAGATGATGAAAATTATTGCGTTAAGAGAATTAGTGAAAAGGTGTTTAGAATAGAGAGCCGAAACGATAATGTAGTTCAGCCTATTGCTTGCAGTTATATTGCCAGCGGTCATTTTGAAGCCGAGTTTTTAGGAATGTTTGAAAATGTAAAAACTAATTCAGTTAGTTTAGGGAATTTGCGCAAAGGAGGTGGAATTGGTTTATGGATACAGCGCAAAGTTAAGAAAGCGGCTTATAAAACAAATGACCAATTGCTTGAAATGTTTAGAAAAAAAGAGGAGCAGGTTGATATTGAAATGGTAGAAATGAAAATAACTTATTAAAAATTATCAATATGATAGATTACAACGCTTTAAGACAGGAAATAATTAACACCCTTATGGGCAGACCTGAGGGAACGCAAATACAACCCGATAATCATCAGCATTATGCGTTAAATATGCTTGACTATATAAGGGAATTAGAGCTGGCTTTACAGAGCAGCTTAATGGGTTTTGCGGATGAAAATACGATACCTATTCAACCTGATGATGCACGGGTGAGTTATATAGGTGCAGTTGCCCCGAATTACACCAGTGTTTATAGTAATTTTTATGATGCGTATGGTAATGCTATTACTATAAATAACCCTAACGCTTCAGGATTATTAGTTATTTTTATATGGAATATGGAGTTTTGGAGTTATGAAACTGTGCCTGCTGGACAAAATACCTACTATTCTTACAATATACGAAAGACATATGATTCAATAGCTAATATGAATGCCGATGTAAATTCACCCGTTTCTACCGATAATCAGCCTATTTCGGTTGGTGAATTAGTTAGCGTTGTAAATCCTAACGATAGCAGCGAAAATGGCATATATACTTACGAAGGAACGAGTTGGAGATTTCAGACCTCTCTGACTATATTTGAGGAAGATATAAATACAATGATAACTAATGTAACGGATTCAATTTCAGGTACTATTATTACCAAAATTATCAATCTTGGTATGATAAATAATCCCGTTATTATGATTGATTGTGATGGCGATACTTATACAAATATCGGATTATCCGTTGTTTTTAATAAGTTTAATGACGCTAAAATCTTTATTAAGAATATTGGTAATAATACACTTATTTTGAATTACCCTATAATAATAAGCTATTCACCAATTTTTAACTTGTCTTGGCAGTCTATTTACGATAATGCGGCTGATAATCAAATTCAGGCAGGGGAAATAATTGAAGTAAATTTGTCTTGTTTTAATTATTTTGACACTGTATTAAATAATTATGTTCCTACAATACGGCAAAGATTAACTAAAACAAATACGATAGCGGTGTATCATTAGTGCGTTCAAAGTTAAACAGAGTTATTAGATAGTAAGAGTTGGCAACGTCCAAGATAAATAGGGGGTAAACGCTGACGACCAACGACAATCGTACCCATAATAATTCTACCATAGGGGGGTAGGGGGGGTAAACAGCTTTACTTCCATATCCCCCCATAATAATATTAGGATGAAAATTGAAATTGAACGGATAAGCAAAAATGAATACGGATTTGGGAAAAATTCAAATGCAAATATTAACAGGGTTTGCGAGGCTTTAACATTTGATAATCCAGCGTATCCGTTTTCAGACATTAAGTATATTACTAAATTCAATAAACATAATCTAACCTTTAAGGTTGGTATGTTGAAAACTGTTTTAGATTACTGCAATGATAAAGGGTATGATTACGAGGTAGTTGATTATGATTATAAGATGCCTGATATTGAAATTGACAATAGACTTTTTGGCGATAGGGATTATCAGGCACGGGCGGTTGAGGCTTTTTTCAAACGGAGGTTTGGTATTATTAAAGTGCCAACGAGGGGCGGCAAAACTTTTATAGCCAGCGAGATTTTGAGGATATTTTTGAAAAGTGAACCGAGCGGCAATTTTATTTTTATAGTAGATAATATTTCGTTGTTTAATCAGGCGAAGGGTGATTTCATGCGCTTCTTTGAAAGATATGGAGGTTTGGATATAGGGGAGATAAAGTCAGGTCATATAGACTGCTCAAAGAGAGTTACGATAGCGATGATTCAGACAATTCAATCTACACTTTCTGAAAGATGTAAGGATGCGGCAAAGAAAAAGAGTTTGGCAAAATATCTTAAAGAGTTGAAATTTTTATGTGTGGATGAGATACACGATAACTGTTCTGACTCTAAATTGAAGATATATAAGAAGGCGAAAAATTTAGATTATCTGCTTTGTCTTTCAGCTACTCCATATAGAACTGGCACCTTTGCGCAGAATTTGAAGTTGAAGGAGTGGAGTGGCGATGTTATATATGAGATAAAAGAGGATGAGTTGATAAAGAGCGGTGTCCTTACCGAATACAAAGTTTATATGCTTGTTTGCGAGCATAGGAGCGTTGAGGAGGATTTGACTTTTGCGGAAAGAAGGAGGGAGCTGATTTATAATAATAGGTTTAGGAATGGTGTTATTTGTAACCTTATGAACCTATTAGGAGGGATGGGGTTGAAAACGCTTGTATTGTTTCAGAGCGTTGAGCACGGGCGGCAGATAGCGGATATGAGTGGCGAGCGGTTTATAAGTGGCGAAACGGATGAGGCAGAGAGGGAGAGAGTGAGGTGGAAATTTTTGGAAAAGAATGGCGGTTGTCTGCTTGCTTCTAATATCTTTAAGAAGGGTATCACCCTACCAGCCGTTCAAGTGCTTATCAACGCTGATGAGGGGTTGGAGGATGCAGGAACTATACAACGTAAGGGCAGGGTGTTAGGCACGATGGACAGGAAGAAAAAGAGCTTGGTGATTGACTTTGTAGATATATTTAATGAGTATTTTTCCGAACATTCCGAAGCGAGGTTGAATACATACGTTAATGCAGTAGGGGAGAAAAATGTGAGCTTGTTAGATTTGAGTGATAAGGGTTGGAAAAGAACGCTGGAGAAATGGATATTAAAATGGTTTAGCAGTAAAGATGAAAAAAAGACAGCTTTATAGATATGCGGTTGATTTGTTTGTTAAGACGTTGCAGGAGGTTACGAAAAGACCAAAATTTGAATACAAATGCAACGATGCCGATACCAGCTGTTGGGATGTTTTTGTAGATGAGTTCGGCAAAAATATTGGTGAAGAATTTGTAAGGAATTTTCTTTTATTTGGTTTTCAGTCTTGGTTTAATAATAGTTGCGCCCGTGACTATTCAAAGAGCATAAGGTTCAGTTGGGTGTTTGGTAAGGCGGCAATTGAAAGATGGAGAGCTAATGGAATTGGCACTAATATGTATATTGTGCGCAAAAGCGGCATAAAGAAAATAGTTAGTTATAAAACAGCTAATTCCGTAGAGCGTAGGCACATCGTTAATACTATAAGACCGAGCGAGGAGAGGATAAAGGGGGAGTTTTACAATACCAAGAGGGGGTTTGCCTGGTGCCTAACTAATACCACCTTATATTTTCACAAAAGTGTTCGCTGTTGTGGATGCGGCTTTAAGGATGAGTGCAAAGAGGCATTGAGGTTGAATTACCCGTTAATTTATAAGGTTAGAGGATATGAGCAATGAAATATTGGCAAGCGATTTCGTTATTGAAATTTTCGCTTACGCTTTGAATGATGTTAAATTCTTTGATATTATCAGGAAATATCTAAAATATAACTATTTGCAGACGGAGGCTGAAAAGAAGCTGCTTAAATGGATTTTTACCCGTTACGATAAAACGGGCAGGATACCAACGAGCGGTCAGATACGTCAGAACTTTATAGAGGATGAAAAGGTTTTAGACCTCTACTTGGAGGTGTCTGAAGTTGATATTGATGATATAGGCTTTGAAGAGGTAGTTAGACAATTTGAGGCTTATGTAAAGAAGATGTTATTTTTAGACGCTAATGATAGGATTACCGATTTATATAACAAGGGGAATAGGGATGGCGCTTGGGATTTGTTTGTTAAATATGCGGATGACTTTTCCAAGTTTACTATTCAGGATGCTAAATTTGAAACTGTTTTTTCTGATTTTGAATTAAGGCAGACGAGGCGAAAGAGTGAAGGGTGGAATAAGAGATATAAGATACCGACCGCCATTGATGAGCTTGATTACCGATTAGGCGGTGAGAATGGAGGGGTGGAAACGGGTGAATGTGTGCTTTGGTTAGGTGATAGCGGTGCAGGTAAAAGTCAGTGTTTAGTGCATTTAGGCATAGCAGCCGCACGGCAGGGGTTCAGAGTTGCACATTTTCAGCTTGAGGGTACAAAAGAGCAGTGTTTGAATAGATACGATGCCGCTTGGACGGGTACTCTTTATAAAGATATGAAGCTTGGCAATATAACGGAGAAAAAGTTAGATGTAAGCAGAAAGATAATTGAAAAGCTGAGAAAGAGTGATATCATTGTAAGCAGTGAAGAAACCTTTAACGCAAAGACGCTTGTTGATGTACGTAGGGAGTTAAAGGAAATGGAAAAGAAGTATGGCAAGATTGATGTTGTACTAATTGACTATTTAGAGCTGCTGGAGGTTGGCGATGGGCATAACTATACGCCATCTGAAGAGCGTTTCCGTCAGGCAAAGTTGGCACGTGGTATGAAGATGTTAGCGATGGAGTTTAATGCCGTAGTTCATACCGCCACGCAGTCCTGTAATATTCCCGAAGATTTGAAGAACGACCCAGAGTTCGTTATTACCCGTGCCCAACTTTCGGAGGATAAGGGCAAAATCCGTCCATTTGATATTTTCGTTACCATAAATCAGACACGTGACGAGGCAAAGGATGAGATAATGCGCCTCCATACCGACAAGCTCAGGGAGCATAAGAATGGTACACCAATTATGATTGCTAATAATTTTGCATACAGCAGATTTTACGACCGAAAGCGCACATTTGAAATAATTGAAGATTATGAAGATTAGTGATGAGGATTTGAAAGGGGTGCTTTTGAACCCTAAATTGAATACGAAGGGGCAATATATATGCGATTGTCCATTTTGTGGTAAGGAAAAGCATTTTTATATTTCCAAGTCCACCCAGCTTTGGGATTGCAAAAAGTGTGGAGAGAATGGCAATGTCTATAAATTATTGAAATTTTTAGATAAAACTTTTCTGCTTGCAGGTAGAACGATTGAGGATAAAAGTGAAATAATTAGCATACGTGGGCAAAAACAAGCTGATTTAGCCCCTGAAGAGGTAAAGGTGGATAAATTGCCCGTCTTAAAGCTGCCAGTTGGTTTTAGGGTATCTGTTGACGATGAATATCTATTGAATAGGAGGTTGAGCAAAGAGGAGATTAAATATTACAAGATAGGCGGCACGGCATTGTTGAGAAAATATAAGGATTATGTTATTATGCCCGTTTATGACGATGGGGAGATTAGAGGTTGGGTTGGCAGGTATAGGGGGGCAAAGGTGCCTGATGGAGTGCCAAGATATAAGAACTCACCTGGCACTAACTTTTCCAAGCTCTTATACGGATATGATGAGATAATTAAGGGTAAGACTGAAATTGTTATCTTGGTAGAGGGCATTTTTGATAAAATTGCGGTTGATAGGTATTTGAAGTTGAGGTGGCAGGATGAAATAAAGTGCGTCTGTACGTTTGGCAAAAAGATTTCGGGAGAGCAGGTTGCGAAGCTGGTTGAAAAGCAGGTAGGGCGGTTGGTGTTGTTATATGATTTTGACGCTATAAGCGATATAAAGAGGATAGGGGTGGAGTTAGATAAAACTTTTTTTACAAGTATAACTTTTACAACGAAGAAGGATATTGATGAGTGTACGGAGGATGAGGCTTTGAAGGTATTTGAAAAGTTTTACAAACCTTACGAGTTTAACGAAAATATTATTGGCAAATTGAAGAGATGAAAACACGTAATTTATCGCCAGCGGATTACTTTGAAGTATTGCAGAGGGAATATTTAATAGCGGAGTTCAGAAGCAAGATTTATTTTTCTCCCAAGGATAAGACATTTTACAAACGATTAATGAACTATAAACGTGGGAAAATAAATGATATTGCCCAGCGTAACAACCTTAAATCTATTTTCACGGATGCTGAATTGAAAAAGAGCATTAGCGCAGAAGTGTTTGAAAATGGGGTAATAAGGGGAGGGATGAGCGTTGAAGATATGATTATGTATTATAAAGAGGGAAATAAATTTTCATTCCAAGGCAATATATACGAGTTGGCAGATGGTTGCATTTCTGAGGATTTCGTGTATTTGAAGAGTAAAAGAGGAGAAAATTCATTGCCGATAGTTTTCAAAGCCGATAAGAAAGACATTTTGCGTATTTTGTAAAAAAACTTCTTTTTTTATGCTAAAAATTCTGTTAAAATAAGCAGGATTTTTTTTGTTTCCATAGCTAAACCCTTTATTTTGTAGGGATAAAAAAATTTTTAGAAAAAAGTATTTTGTATTATTTTTTATCGTATTTTTGCGATGCGAAACAAAATACAAACCTTAAAATTTAAGACCTATGGCAACATTTCAACCGAGCAAGTATCAAAAAGCAGTTTACACCTACATTCAAAAGGGTAAGGGAAACGCAGTAATTGACGCAGTGGCAGGCAGCGGCAAAAGCACCACAATTGTTAATGCGTTAAAACTTATACCGCAAGACAAGCAGGTATTATTTTTAGCTTTCAACAAAAGTATCGTAGAGGAGCTGAAAATCAAAATAGGCAATATGCAGAATGTTAATGTTTGTACGCTGCATAGCCTTGGATGTAAGGCGGTGTTAAAAACCTTTAATTCCCAAATAAATGGAGATAAATATTTCGCCTATCTTAATGACGGAATAAAGTATAATGTGCTGATGCCGACCATTAAAATGGAAAATGAGCAGATGTCCGATTGGAAAAGTAATATAAGGGCTTTAATTGACCTTGGCAGGGTAAACCTTACAACCGATGTTGATGGGCTTACGGAGTTAGCCTGCAAGCATAATATCATCTTGGAGGATAATGAGGTTGAAATAGCTTTAAGAGCTATAAATTGGGGGCTCAACGAAACCTCTCAAATTGACTTTACCGATATGATTTTTTATCCGTGCGTGAAGAATTTGAAAATGTGGCAGTATGATTGGGTGTTTATTGATGAGTGTCAAGACCTTAATGCTGCTCAGCGTACAATGTTTTTGAAGTGCATTAAACCTAATGGAAGATTTATTGCAGTAGGCGACCCACGTCAGGCCATCTATGGTTTTGCAGGAGCGGATGTAGAGAGCTTCAACCTGCTCAAGAATATCCCTAATACAGTTAAGTTGCCTCTCAGCGTCTGCTACCGCTGTGACAGCAAAATAATAGAGCTTGCAAAAACGATTGTCCCTCAGATTGAGGCACGTGATAACGCTCCCGAAGGTGTGATTGAAAAGGATTGCAAGTTAGAAGATATACAAGATGGTGATATGATACTTTGCAGAGTGTCAGCCCCTCTTGTTGGACTTTGCATCCATTATATCAGTAAGGGTGTCAAGGCTTATGTAAAGGGCAAGGATATTGGCGTAAATCTTATCAATATGATTAAACGTACTAACCGCAAACAGATGAATGACGTTATGGATAAGCTCTCTTCAGAGCTGGAAAAGAAGATGCAGAAGGTTATGAAACAGACCAAGTGCAGTGAGGAGGAGACGAAAAGAAGCGAAATGTATAAGATGTATGAGGATAAAATAAACGCTATTGAAATACTTTCAGATGGATTGCAGACTGCTGATGAAGTGATTGACCGCATAAATACGATATTTGCGGATGATAGCAAAAACGGCATTTGTCTTTCAACAGTTCATAAAAGCAAGGGCTTGGAGAGCGATAGAGTTTTCATCCTTAATTCAGATAAGTTCTTTTTGAAGCAATGTATGCAAGTAGAGTGGATGAAAGAGCAGGAATATAACTTGGTTTATGTGGCTTATACGAGAGCTAAACATTATCTTGGTTATATTGCCTATTAAATTCAATACAGAGCCTAAAACGGCTTATTTTTTGGTTTGTTTGTATAAAAGAGGTATTATTTAGCCTCTTTTATTTTTTTACATCTATTAAACGCAGTAGAGATTTAATAACTAAAACAAAAAAGATATGGAAAAAATTTTTAAGGAGCAGGATGGATTTCAGTTTTATTCCATCTTATTTAACGAATTAAATTCGGTTAAGAACACACAGCAAAATGCTATTGATTTGCTTAATCTTTTAGAGTACAGTGGTGATGATGAAGATGGAAACATTATTTCATCTGCTATTCAGCTTTTAGAGATTTTGAAACGGATGGCATTTTCAAATAGTGTTGATGTGAAAGATAAGGATGCTGTCAATAATTGTATTAAGGTAGTATTTAATAGCGATTGTAAAAAAATTTATGATGGGCTTGAAAATTTTAATGCCGATTATTTGACAGAATCAATCGTGATTTTCATTAAGAGCGATGTTTTCAGTCAACGAAACCCGATGAATAATGTCAGTTTGGCGTGTGTAAACTTTTTGAACGATGCTCTTCCAATTCTTGTAGAAAAATTCACTTTTACTATTAAGAATGAAACTGGTAATCCGCCTATTGAAGTTACTGTAGAGCCGCCTACAGACGATGACGATGGTTATGAAGATGGAACAGAATTGGCGATAAATATTGTCAATCAGGATATTGCTGGTTATACTATTGATTTTGCTGCTATTTACGATGGTGAAGATGATGATGCAAGTCTTTTGAAATATTTGACTGATTCTTATGATGAAAGTACGGGAAAATTATTTACTGGATATGAGATTCACCAAGATAGTGTTTTGAAAGTTAAATTTAAGACTGTATAATTTTTTATTTTTCATCATTATAAAATCCCCGTATTAAAAACGGGGATTTTTTTACCAAAGTTTATATTGGTATAAATTTTAATCGTAAATAGAAATGGAAGCAATGGATAAAATTCTTAAAAAGCTGGCAAAATTGAAAGCGTTGTATGAGGATGCTAAAATGAAGAATGAAGGTGAGGCGAATAATGCAGCAGCAGCGATGCAGAGATTGATGTTGAAATATAATCTATCTATGGAGGATGCAGAGGGAGCGCAGAGGTGAAATGAAAAATAAGATTACCGCCTTGTTGGTCAGAAGCAATAATGAAATTATGCAGTATATGGAAAATAATTTTGGTTATATTGCCACTTGTCGCAGTCATAGGAGATATTTTGATGATGCGAGGGAGATTGGTAAGAAGGATGGTAAAAATATTAGTATTGGTAAAGCAGTTGAAGGTCAGCAGAAAGATACAAAGTTAATAAGAGAGTAAGAGTGTTTCCATAGGCACTTTGTTTCGTTGTCCCGCCCCCGATTGGTTTTTAGACAGTCCTTGGGCGGGTTTTTTTATTTTACATAGTTATTAGTTATTATAAAGGTTAAGAGATTATGAATGTTATATTTGACGGCAATTATTTGTTCCATAAAAATTTTTCTGTTTTCAGCACCTATTATAAAAATGAAGATATTAGCGAGGTGCTTCAGGATAAGGAAAAGCAACAGGTGTTAATCCGCAAATGTGTGATTGATTTCTGCTATACTGTTAGAATGTTCAAGAATGTAGATAAGGTAATTTTTACGATAGATAGCAGCAGTTGGCGTTACAATCTATACGCTAACTATAAATATTCATTGACCAAGGTGAGGGATGATAGTTACCGACATTTTCTGATTTGCTTGGATTTGTTTCATAAGCTGCTAAATGAAAAAGGGGTGATAGTTAGCAGGGTGAACGGAGCTGAGGGGGATGACCTTATGTACGTTTGGAGTTTAGTGTTAGGGTATGTAGGCGATGAAGATAATGTTATAGTTACGGGTGATAGCGATATAAGGCAGTTAGTCAATGATAGGGTTAGCGTTATGAATTCAAATTCTAAACAATTATCCCTTTATTGCGTTTCTGAGCGTGAGGAGTGGTTAAGAGGACAGTTGAACGAGTTTATGAATATAAATACCATAGAGCCGTTTGATATAGTCTTATACAAGGTAATTATGGGTGATAAGTCAGATAATATCCCTAAACTGTTTAATGGGTTTGGTGAAAAGGCTTTTGAAAAGTTTATGAATTTTCTGAAGCCTTATAAAGAGCCTCAGAATGTTGATTTGGTTACGATGGGCAGGTGGATTGCCGATGCGGTTTGCAGGTTTATGAAAAAGAGGGAGGATGAAGTGTTGGGGCAGATACTTTTTAATCTTAAAATGACTTGGTTGAATTTGAGTGTATATGAAAGTAACGATTTGCAAACGTATAACGGGAAAGAGTTATTACAGAATATGATTGATGATATAAATTCTAAAAAATACAAGTATAAGGGAGAATATACACTTGAATCTTTTTACGGAATGTTAATTAAATAGCAAGTATTATGAAAAAAAGAATTTTAATTATTGTGGCTATTGTAGCAGTGATTATTATAGCCACTATTGTTTACACGCATTATGTCCCCGTTTGGGCTTCAATCGTTAATGCTATTTCGTTTGTTGCTGGCGCTTTTGTTGGCGGCTTCTATATGTATAAAAGATTAAAGGAGGGGAAAGAAGATGAAAAATAATAAAAAAGAGGAAATTGAAAAATCTGATATTTTTAGAGCGTTTGAATATCAGGATAAGTTCACCAAGTCAGGTAAGGATATAAAAAATCAGATAAACAGCGTTGTGCTTCCGAGATTGAATTCAGAACTTACTACTTATAGTGAAAAGGCTAATGGGCTGCTTGAAGAATGCGGAGCGATGCCGAAGCGTGAAATAAGCAAGTATTGGAGTGTGGATAGAAAAATCCAAGTACCCTATAAGACCTTTGATTGGTGTGAAACTTGCTTTTATGAAAAGAATGTTCACGGGAATTTTGAAACTCTTTCTGTTGAAGATAATGCTCCTGATTGCACCGCACCCGCTTCAGAATATGAGGCTAATAAGCGTAGGGAGTATAACGGGACAGTTGAGATGATTTGTAATATTATGACCGACATTAAGGCTTGTGAGATATTGCTGAGCAATATGGAGGATGGAAAAACTTATAGCTTGAATATGTCTCAGTTGTTGGCATTAGATTTTTAATTTGTTTGCTATTATTTAATGGTTAGATAGGCACATAGTTATTTATAGTGCCTATTTTTGTTAATAAAAGTTTATAGATATGAAAAAGAGAAAAGTGAATTTGATGATTACGGGATTTGGAAAAATGCCCGTTTACGCCACCGAAAAGTCTGCTGGCGCTGATTTGTATGCTGCTAATGTTTCCACTATTTGCATTCACCCGTTTGAGCGTGCGTTAATTCCTCTTTCAATAAAAATAGAGTTGCCCGATGATGCTGAGGCTCAGATACGCCCAAGAAGTGGTTTAGCACTTAAAAACGGAGTGACTGTAATAAATTCACCTGGCACTATTGATGCGGATTATCAAGGGGATGTAGGTGTCGTGCTTGTAAACCTATCAAATGAGCCCTTTATCATAAATCGTGGAGATAGGATAGCGCAGATAGTTTTCAACGGGGAAGGGGGCTTGTTTCAGGCTGAATTTAATATCGTAGATAACTTTACGAGAGATAGCGAGAGAGGCGAAGGTGGTTTTGGACATACTGGAAAATAAAACGGAGGTAGATATGGATGGTTTAGATTTACTTTCAGAATATGTATTTTTGTCGAAGTATGCGCAAAAGAAAGAAGATGGTACATTAGAGAGTTGGAGCGATACAGTGAGGCGCATTTATGCGATGCACGAGAAGAAGCTGGAAAGTTTGAATTTATTAAACAATCAGGAGGTTGTAGATGAGTTGAGATTTTGCGAAATGTTAGAGCGTGAAAAGAAAATACTTTCATCCCAGCGTTCACGGCAATTTGCCTCACCCGTTAAGACAAGCGGAATTTTGAAGCACGAAACGAAAATTTACAACTGCTGTGGTACGTTTATTGATAGGATTTCAGCGTTTGATGAAATTATGTATTTGCTTCTTTGCGGTTGCGGTGTCGGTTACTCTTTGCATAGAGAGTATATTGAAAAGCTGCCAGTAGTTTTGCACCAATCCCCTGAAAACGATGTTGCGAAATATAGGGTTGAAGATAGTATTGAAGGATGGGCAAAGAGTATAAGGGTGTTGATTGAAAATCTATATAAAGGGAACGGGGTTGAAATAGATTTCAGAGATGTTAGAAAAGAGGGGGAGTTGATTGATGGAAAGTTTGCAGCCCCTGGCCCAAATGGCTTGATTAAGGCGCATGAAAATATAAAGAAAATATTTTTTGGTGCTGAAGGCAGAAAGTTAAAGAGTATTGAAATTCACGATATTTTGTGTCATATTGCTATGGCTGTTGTTTCAGGCGGTGTCCGTAGGAGTGCAATGATAGCGTTATTTGATAAAGATGATGAAGATATGTTGCGCTGTAAGACTGGTAATTGGTGGGTTGATAATCCGCAGAGAACTATGGCTAATAATAGCATATTGACGAGTGATGAAGATAGAATGAGCTATGAAGAGTATAGGGAAAAGATTTCAGTCATTCGACAATTTGGAGAGCCTGGATTTGTAAATGTGCCATCGTATGAATATATTGTAAATCCGTGCGGTGAAATAGTATTGCATCCAAGGTTTAGCAATGAAACTGGTTTTGCTTTTTGCAATTTAGTGGAAATAAATGCTGAGAAAATAAAGGATGAAAATGAATTCCACCGCTGTTGTGCAAGTGCTGCATTTATTGCCACTGTGCAGTCACTTTATAGCGATTTCAAATACTTATCACCCGTGTCTAAAAAGATAGCTGAGAGAGATAGAGCGATTGGGGTGTCTATTACGGGGCTTTTTGCTAATAGGGATTTGATGAAGCCTGAAGTTTTGAAATATGGAGCTTTGAAAGTATTAGACACCAATCGTAAGTTTGCTAATATTTTCAATATAAAATTTAGCAGTGCTTGTACCACTATCAAACCGAGCGGCAATGCCAGCGCCATACTTGGGTTGTCCTGCTCAGGCATTCATCCTGCTCACGATTACCGATATTTTAGAAGGGTAAGGATTAAAAAGACATCACCTGAATATAAAGTCCTTCACGATACCCCAATGGTGGATGACGTTAGCGATGATGAAGCTGTTATGATATTCCCGATTATTTGCAAGGATGGTGTTGTGCGTAAGGATGATATAAATGCGATAGAACATTTGAAATTTGTTAGCATGGTTAAGCACTATTGGGTGAATAAGGGAGTTAATTTTAGGGGTGTTAATAATAACGTATCTGTTACTGTAGAGGTTGCTGATAACGAGTGGGAAGCGGTTGCAGCGGTGCTATATATGAACGACCATATTTTCACGGGGGTTAGCTTGCTGCCTAAACTTGGCGACCAAATTTATCCCCATCCTCCATTTCAGCGCATAGCGGATGAAAAGATGGAGAAAAAGTTTAACAGCATTTTGAAATTCATAGAGAATAATGAAGTGGATTTTGCAAAGATATTAGATGGCAGAATAATCAGCAGCACCGATTTAGTGGCGATAGGTTGCAGCGGTGGAAGCTGTGAAGTAATATAGTTTGGTATGAGAAGTCGCATTTTAGCCGTTTTACAAGCTCTTGAAAAGATTTATAAGGGAATTATTACATTTTCTTATAAAGAGGGAGAATGCTGGTTTATTGCGATTGATGACTATGATATTTACTTTTCGGAAAAGTTCAAAACGCTTTGCGCAAATTGGCGAAAGGTTTTCAATGGTAAAAAAATTATTTTTTGTTATCTTAAACCGAGTGAAAAGAAGTTGGTTGAATTATCCGAGCAGGGGAATTTAATAATGAACGTGTAAAAATAGTTTTTACTAATTTTCCAAAAAATATTCCGAAAAATGCACTACAAAAAGTAGTGCTTTTTTATTTTTTATCATTAAAAAGTGCCTCAAACCCTTTATTTTGTAGGGATAAAAAAATTTTTAGAAAAAAGTATTTTGTATTATTTTTTATCGTATTTTTGCGATGCGAAACAAAATTATTAACAATTAAAAATTCAAAACTATGGAAGCAGCAGAAATGATTTACAAAAATTACGAATATTTAGCCGCTCAGTATGCGGATAAGGTATTTAATTATACTCAGATGGGGTACGAGTATCAGGATGTGCTTCAGGAGTTTAAAATTAAAATCTATACCACTATTAAGGCTTATTTAGCCAAGTTGTCTGATTTTAATGCAGGTAAGTTAGATAAAAAGCCCGTGCCGCTGAAATATTACTTGCAAAGTGCGTGCAGCAATAAGGTGTGTGACTTTATAAAGTATATTAGCCGTGAGGGGTTTAAGATGTCTATTGATGAGGTTAGTTACGATTATGGCGTTGTGCAGGATAGCAGGGTTGAGCCTGAAAATAATGTGTTCGTGGTTAATGGCGTAGATTTGCTTGAAAATCTGCACAAGAAGCAGAGAGCCGTGTTTTCACTCTATTTGCGTGGTTATAATAAAAATATGCTCAATAGGGTTTATTTTGGTTGCGATGCCGATAAACAACTTAAAAAGCAGGTAATAGAAGCTGGCGATGAACCTATGGACGCTATGGACGTTGTTAAGGTTCAATGCGAATATTTGATAGAGAATTATGGCAATGATTTATTGCAGGTGCAGAGAATTTTTAAGAATTTTAATATGGACGAAGATTAAAAAAATTCAATAAAAAATTTACCAAAGTTATTAATGGTATAAAACAAAAAAAATTTATTAACAATCTTAAAAAATTACGATTATGGCAAAGAAAATTAAATTGCAAAAAGAAATGGTTAGCCGCTTGGCTGCAATTAACGTGAACGCTTCTGATGAGGAAACTGCAAAAGAGCAAGTTCTTGAAATCTTGGAGCAGAATGGCATTGACGGCATGGAAGATGAGAGCCTTGATACTCTTATTGAGATTGCCGAGAGTTTTGTAGAGCCGAATGATGAGGTTGAAGAGCCTGAGGGGGAGGATGAACCCGAAGCAGAGGATGACGATGAAGAAGAGCCTGAGGAGGATGACGAGCCTGAGGAGGATGACGAGGAGGAAACCGATGATGACGATGAAGAAGAGCCTGAGGTAGAGGAGAAACAAGCAAAGAAGGCTGTCCCTGTAAAGAAGGCTGCTGTCCCTGTAAAGCCTGTAAAGAAGGAAGAAAAGAAGGCTGCCACTACCAAGAAAGCATCTTCAAAGCCTGTTAAAAAGTCGCCCATGCTTGACCCTAAAAAAGTTGTTGAAGATAGAAAGGTGTTCTCTTTCTTTGATAAGGTTTTCCCCGAAGCTGAGTATGAGCGTGCTTGGATTGCTGCTGGCGTTAATTATAAGAAAATTGGCAAAAATGGTAAAACTGGCGTTTGCGTTGTTGAGCGTTGCACTGTGCTTGATAATGGTGACGTTAAATGTACTGGTTATTTGAACAAGAAAGCTATTCCGATTTTAGTTGAAAATGGAATTGATTATGAGCTTGCTTGGAGCGGTCAGCCGATTTTCAAAAATACTACTTTTGCCAAAATGCTCAAACTTATCAAGTTGGTGCTTGGTAATGTTGAGAATGAAATTAAAAAGCAAGATAAAAAACTTGGTGACAACCGCAAGAAAATGGAGGATAGTATGAACAATGCCGCTCCTGTCAAGAAAGCACCTGCAAAGGTTGAGAAAAAAGCCGTTGCCGCTCCTGCCAAGAAAGTTGCTTTGAAAAAAACTGCTAAAAAATAGCAAGTTGTTCTGGTTTTTTGACGGGAATAGGGGGCTTTTTATAGTCCCCTATTTTTTTCATCGTTATTTATATTACGATAATTAAAAGATAGAGAGTTATGGAAGATTTTATGTTAAGAAAGATTATTACAGACAATTTTTCAGACGTTTATCCACGACTGAATAAGTATGTAGTTGAGAATGGAGAAAAAATTCAAAGTCGTAACGGGATTTGTTGCGAGGTGCTTGATTTTTCTACTACTCTTATAAATCCGCGTAAAAGATGTGTTGGTGTGCTTGGGCGTAATATGAATGTATTTTTTTTGATTGCGGAGGCTATATGGATAGCAGCAGGGAGAAAGGATGTAGAATGGTTAGATATTTTCAACTCTAACATGAAGCAATATTCAGACGATGGAAAGGTGTTTCATGCGCCATATGGTTATAGGTTGATGCGTTGGGGAGGTTTTAGTGAAATGAATTTAGATGCTGGTAGAACTATTCAGCCGCTTGACCAAGTAGCGGAGGCGATTAGAATTTTGGCAGATGACCCCAATAGCCGTCAGGTTGTTATGAGTATTTGGAACCCTGATTTAGATTTAGGCTACAAGACAAAGGATTTGCCGTGCAATGATATGGTGATGTTGAAGGTTAGAAATGATAAGTTAATTATGACTATTGCTAATAGAAGCAACGACCTTCATTTGGGATTGCCTACTAATATTTTTCAATTTTCTTGGCTTGGTGAAATAATTGCAGAGTGTCTTGGCATAGATTTAGGCACTCAGACGCATAATTCACAATCGTTGCACGTTTACACGAATATGAATCAGATTTGGAAAAAAATTATGATTGATAGTAATGATGTAGAATATAGCACTATATATGATTTTGCCAAGCCGAAGCGAATGAACTTTAACTTTTCAGAACAGATTTGTGGAAATAGGATTTTTGAGGTAAGATACCATCTTAATAGTGCTATTAAAAATTTGTTTTCTATTTGGAGAAATGAGGAGGTTAATGAAGTGGAGCTGAGTGCTTTGGGAGATTTTTCTAAATTTTTATATGACTGTTATAGGCTGCTTGGGGTTTACGTTACCTATAAGCAGGAGCTGTCCAGCGTTAATTCTATTGCAAATAAGGATTTATTATTGCAGACGAATATTGAAATGATTGATAATATGTTTGATGCTGAATGGGATTTTGCAGTTATGGCAAAAAACTTTTTTGCATCCCGATTGAGTAAGAATGTAAATAACGCTATTGGCAGTTTGTAATGAAAAAACTTTTAGATTGGTGCAAAGAAAATAAAATAAAGATTGCCAACCCGAAAGAGCTTAATGGTTGTAACTTGATAGCTATTGACGGGGTTGGCAAGTTTTTATATTTGAAACCTTATGAGGGTAAGATAATTGATGATGATTTTTCGTTTATCGTTGGCGATGAAGAGTTTGATATTTTAGACGATGGATTAGCAGATTTTATTTTGTTTGAATTTGGTGAGCGGTTTTACTACTCTAAAATCAATAAGGCAAAGAATAGATATAATGAAGTAATTTTCAAACCTGAATTTTTAGATTTCAAATATATTGGAGAAGCGGATGAAGAAAAATTTTTGCCGTTTGCCCATCTTGGAGTTCATACCGAGTATGAAATGATGAATGGTAGTGGTAGTTGTGAGCTTTGGGTTAAGAAGGCGAAATTTTTAGGTTGTAAGGCTTTGGGGATTTGTGACAGAAATACGCTTGCTGGCACCATGTCATTTCAGACCTATTGCGATAAAGCAGGTATTAAACCTGTAATTGGTGAGACAATAAGAGTTGCTGTTAATTATAAAGAGGGGGAAATGAATCAGGAGCTTTTTGAATTAAAGCTATTCCCGATGAATTATGAGGGGTGGAAAAATCTGTTGAAGATAAATAAGGATATTAATGTCGTTTACAATAAATATATTCCCGAAAATAGGCTGTTAGAGCTTGGTAAGGGTATTTGTATAGTTATACCGAAAGAGAGCGAATTTAATTATAAAAATGGTGATGTAGGGTATTGCAGGCAGTTATTGAAAAAATATAGAAGCAGTTTTGATAAAGTCTATTATCAAATAGATACTTGTGAATATACATCCGAGCAGCTTTTCAAAAAGCATCTTTCAAACATTGATTTTTATTTAAGCAATTTTAGTGGTGTTCTGAAGCCTATTACGATTAATGACTCATATTATTTAGATGCGGATGAAAAGGGGATAAAAACGATGTTAAATAAGGTTGATGGGGTGGTAGAGCCTGAAAGTGACGACCAATACTTTAAGTCAGTAATGGATACAATATCATCTTATAGGGAATGGAAGCATGTTACGCCACTTTATACGGCTATTTTGGAGGGTTTGCAGAATGCAGATGAATTAGCAGATGCGATTGAATTTAAGTTAGCGGTTGGCGATAGAAAAATCCCCAAGTTTGAATGTAAGGATGTTGTTGATAAATTTTATAGGGAAATAAATAAGGGATGGAATGAAAGGATAGCTGGTAAAGTAGAGAATGAAAAAGAGTATTTTGAAAGACTTGAAACCGAGTGTGCTGTAATCGTGCCTAATGACCTTTGCGACTATTTTATGATTTTGTGGGATATAATGAAATGGTGCAGGGATAACGATATAAACACGGGTTCAGGGCGTGGTAGTGTGTGTGGAAGCCTTATTGCGTATCTTTTATACATTACTGATGTTGACCCGTTGAAATACGGATTGTTATTTGAGAGATTTCTGAACGAAACCCGTGTTAGTGGCGAGCGTGCGAAAAGTGCAGATAGTATGCCTGATATAGATGTTGATTTCCCGACCGATTTCCGTGATTGTGTGAAAGAGTATATAAAGTGTAAGTATGGGTATGATTATACGTGCGCTATTGGTACTTATACGAGGATGAAATTGAAAACTTGTATAAAGGATTTCGGAAAGATAAAGGGGTTGTCCTTTGACTATACGAATAAGCTCACGAAGGATATTGATGACCAAATTGAATATACTTGGGGGGATTTAATTGAATACGCTACAAAATCTAAACCGCTTTTCAAATTTGTTCAGGAAAATCCCGATATAGTACATTTTACCAAGTTTGCGTTACTCCAGCCGAAAGCAGAGAGCGTACACCCAAGCGCAGTTATAATTGTGCCAAAGCGTACAGTTGACGGCAAAAATAGAAAAATAGATATATGGGAGTGGTTGCCCGTTAAGGCTATTGACGGGGTGTTAGTAAGCGAATGGGAAGGCAAGTATATTGATAAGGCTGGATTTTTGAAAGAGGATATATTAGGATTGTCGCAGCTGGATAAGTTTAAGAGCATTGAAAATTTAGTTTGGCGAAACGAGAAAAAGAGAATTAGCTTGAATGATTTGCCGTTAGATGACGATGAAACTTTTAAGTATTTCCGAAGGGGTTGGAACGAGGATGTATTTCAATTTGGCACGGCAGGGCTTATGAACTATTGCAGACAAGTGAAGCCGACTACACTTGAACACCTTATTGCTATGACCGCTTTATTCCGACCTGGCCCAATGGAACTTAATGCCCATCAGGATTTCGCTGATATAAAGAACGGGAAAAAGAAACCGAAATTTGATTTTGGTATGGAGGGTATTACCAGCAATACCTTTGGACTATATGTTTTTCAAGAGCAAATTATGCAGGCGGTTATAGTGGGCGGTTTGACCAAAGTTGAGTCTGATATATTGCGTACTACTATTAAAAAGAAGGATGTTAAAACACTTGCAGGATTTGGTGATAAATTTAAGGATGGATATATTACTCTATTGAATAAAAACGGGGTTAGGGATGCTGAAAAATACGCTGATAAGGTATGGGAGAAGCTGCTGGCTTTTAGCGGCTATGGATTTAATAAAAGCCACGCAGCCGCATATAGCATTATGTCCTATTGGAGCCAATATCTTAAAGTCCATTACCCTCTTGAATTTTGGACTACATCCCTTCAATTTGCGAAAGAAAGTGAAGTGCCATACCGATTAGCAGAGATAAAAAAAACGGGGGTGAAAATAGAGATACGACCGCCTGATGTTAATCATTCCGAAAAGAATTTTACATGCGATGCTGCAAACAGACGAATATTCTTCAGCCTTACCAAGATAAAGGGGGTTGGCGATGTAGCGGTTGATAATATTATGCAGACGAGGGAGAAGGGTGGTGAATTTTTTTCTTTGGATGAGTTTTTATCACGTGTGCCTTCAAAGGTTAATAAGACAGTGGTGAAGTGCTTAATAATTGCAGGTGCTTTTGATTTGATTGAAAATATATCTAACGAGAGGGACAGAAAGAAGCTGTTGAAAAGATATTTGGAAAGCAAGAATGAAGAGTTGCCCGATATTTATAATGGTTCTGATTCTAATACTAACGCTTTTTGGATTTTAGAGCAGAAGCGTTTAACGGGATTTGGTGAGGTTGATTATGAAAGCATGATACGTGATGCGATACCGAGTAAGAGGGTGGCTGGGTTATACGTTAGTGATGATGAGTTCTTGATGACCAAAGATGATAAAGAGGTTACTGTCGCTGGCAAGTTAATATATTGGCAGACCAAAGATATAAAAAGTGGTACAATGTGTACTATAAATATTGATTGCAATAATACGATAATTCCCGTATTGATTTGGCCTGACGCTTACGAAAAAATTGATGATATTGAGGATTGTAAGGGGAGGGTTGTCGCTATAAATGGTGTTATAAAAAAAGATAAGTTCAAAAACGAAAAGAAGTTGTATTCAATCAATTCCACCCGTCTTTACGTTATAGGTTAAATACATCGTTATTAGTTAAAAAAAAGAGTTATGGAAAGTAAGATAAATAAAGTAGCCATCTGCCTATCCCGATTAGATAATATCAAGCAGTGGTTGGAGTTAGATACTATTAACAAAGAGAGCGTTTCCCAGCATAGCTTAAAAGTGGCTGCATTTGCGGCAGTGTTGCTGGAAGAGGTGTTTGATAAAGACACTTTGGAATATGATTATAAATTGCTTGATTTTTCCAAGGATGTAATTTTGCACGCTATTTTTCACGATTTTGACGAAGCATTGATTTTGCGTGATTTGTCGCACGAGGTAAAGTATAATGAATATAATGGCGAATTTTTAAGAAATGGGTTGAATAGTTATGCTATGTATGAATTTTATAGAATGTTTATGCCTGATGATAAATTAAAGGATGAACCTGAAAGCAAAGTTGAAAGGATGCTTTACAATTCTTTTTTTGCAAAAAATAATGCAGTAAAAAGTTTTGTAAAGTTTTGCGACTGGTTGGCAATGTGTATGTTTGTTAGCAGGGAGTTAAGACTTGGTAACAAAAATATTAACGATAAAGTCAGAAATTGCAAAACGGGGATTAAAATAGCGGGCGCAAATTTGATTTCAGCACTAAAACAAGCTGATTTAGGCTCTTTTAATGAAGAGCCTATAAAGTACGCTATTTATTTAGTTACAAACTTTAAAATCGAATAAAATTATGGAAAAAGAAAAAACAAATGAAAGTATTATGACTAATGATAGCGTGAACGCTATCTTTAATGAGGTCAGAGAAACATTGATTAAAAAAAATGCAGACTATGGCGGAGCTTCTTTTGATTTGGGGCTTATAGGCAATATGGTTCATATACACGACAAGGAGAGCCGTTTCAGGAATTTAGTTCATAAAGAGTTTACGGGACAGCAGCCTAATTTTGAAAGCCTTGAAGATACCTTAAAGGATTTGATTGGTTATTGCGTTATTGGATTACATATTTTGAAAAATAGAAAAGAAGATGAAAAAGCAAATTGTTAATATTGGCGAAAATCAGTATAAGTTGATTTTTGATGAGTTTGATAACGATTTTGAAATTGACGATTTGCTGAAAATTGACTATTCTAACCTTATTGGTGAAATTATTACGTTTCCTGTTATAGTGAACCGATTTGGTATTTTGTTAGCTGAATGCGAAAGAGTGGTGTCTGAAGCAAAGATGAACTTGGACGTTATGGAGGCTAAATTGAAAGAAAAATTGAAATTGCGGTTAGCAGAGGAGAATGGAGGTAAAAATCCGACAGTGGACGCTCTGAATTCCGCTCTTATATTAGAGAAGTCATACCAAGCGATGCGGAAGAAGTATATTGAGTGTCAGAAAACAAGGGATTATATCAATAGCGTGTTTTGGAGTGCAAAGGATAAGAGCGAAAAGCTGAACAAGCTATCTATGACTATCCAGCAGGGGGATGTAGATGAGCAGCTATTAGAAGGAAGTATTAACAGCGTTTTAATTAAAAAAACCGATAAACTTATTAAATAAAATTCATTATGAGTAAAAACGATTTTAGAAGTCAGTTGAAAGCAACGTCCATAAAGAAGTTGCAGAAAAGAGTTGATGCCGATAATACGATTATTGGTGCACAAGGTGGGGAATATCTCAACCTTGAAGATGGTAAAACCTTAAAAATCCGTATTTTTCCCGCTCACCCTGGTAAGGATGATTTTTACGTACCGAAAAAGTCATATTGGTTGACCGTAACGGGGCAGGATGGCGAAAGACGCAGAGCCACTGTACCTGATTCAGTTGTTCACGGAGGCACGAAGCTGGATTTGGTTCAGGAGTATGTTAAATTTGCCAAGGCTAAATATGCCAATAACGTCAAAAAGCTCACCGAGCTTACGGATGGGCAGGATGCTTTGACACCCTCTTACACTTGGCTGTGTTATGCAGATAAGGTTGATGGTGATAATGAATTGCGTGCAAAGATTTGGGAGTTCAAAAAGTCAGTGCGTGATGGGCTTAACAAGTTAGCATTTTCAGAGGATGCAGATGAGCCGATTGAGGTTGACCCGTTTACCGATGTTGACGAGGGCATTCCCGTAATGGTTAAGTATTTGAAAAACCCCAACCGAAAGAAGGGTGAAAATTACTATGAAGTGTCGTTTGGTAAAAAGCCTACCGCCCGACCGCTTACGGATGAAGAGATTGAGCACTTTATGTCCTTGAAACCGATTGACGAGGTTGTATTTGGTTATAATATTAACCACTTTGAAAGAGCCTTGGAGGGATTGCAGAATTTTGATGAAGATAAGGATATGGGGCTGTTTGACGATGACGAATGGCTTGAAATCGTAGAGAAAGTGAAGGCTCAATATTCCGAAGCAGAGGATGACGAAGAGCCTAAAAAGAAGGTGAAAGCGTCTTCAAAGAAAAAAGTTGAAGAGCCTGAGGAGGAGGATGAACCCGAAGCAGAGGATGACGAAGATGAAGAGCCTGAGGAGGATGCAGAGGGGGATGAATTTGACGATATGGACAGAAGCGAGTTGAAAAGATACATTAAGGATAATGAACTTGAAATTAGCGTAAAGAAGTCTATGTCTGATGATGATATTCGTGACGCCAACCGTGAGGCAGTTGTAGAGGAGGAGGATGAACCCGAAGCAGAGGATGACGAAGATGAAGATGAAGAGCCGAAGGGCAAAATTTCATTGGATGATATCCGTAAAAAACTTGCTAATAAAAAGTAATTGTTATTAAATCAATAGGGTGTACCTTATTTATTTTGGTGCGCCCTATTTTATTTTTTTAGTTATGAGCAGTATTATTGATAAAATTGTAAAGCGGTTCAATTCTGAAGATGTTATTAAATTTTCTGAAAAGGATGGTTTTAACGAGATAAAGAGTTGGGCTCATACAGGTAGTCCCACCCTTAATTATAATCTCAGAACATTCGGATTACCTACTGGAATAATAGAGATAGCTGGCCCAAGCCGTAGTGGAAAAACAACGCTTGGTTTAGTTGCTATGAAAAATTTTCTATTGGAAAATAAGGATGACGGGATTGCTGTAATTTTATCCAGCGAGAATAGAGATAACAAGGATTATGCTTTGATGTTAGGTTTGCCCGTTAGCAGGGTAATAATAGTGAAAATAAAGTACGTTGAAGCGATGTTTCTGCAAGTGAAGAAGCTGATAATGGATACCGATGCTATTATGGCTGAGGAGAATTTGAAACCCAAGTTCTTTTTTATGTGGGATAGTCTTGGAGCGACTTTATCAAAGTCAGAGCTTGATACGATGAATGAAAATACCGATAGGATGGAGAAGATGTTGCAGAAGGGGGGTGAGGTAGATAGTTTTGAGTTGAAGAACGAAAAAATGATGGCTTTTGCGAAAGAGGCAAAAAAGTTTGTTAAGTGCATAATGTCAGAAATGTACACCCATATTATTCATTTCGTTATTTTGAATCATCAGTATGAGCAGAGTAATATGGGAATAGTTACCAAGAAAAGCACGGGGGGAGAATGGGTGTCGTTGATGCCTACTTTGCGTTTGTCTATGAAGTTGAAACAGCACGAAAAAATTGATGATGTAGAGGTGGCGCAGATAACGGAGGTTAAGGTTGTTAAGAATGACTTTGGCAGCAGGCAAAAAACCGATATCAGGATTTTGCTTGGTTATGGAATAATTCTGTCCCAAGATGATATTGATTACGCTATTGAAAGAGGTATATTGAAAAAAGAGGGGGCAAAAAAAGTTAGTTTTTTGAACGGGAAATTATCTTGGAGTACAACGAGAGAATTTTTCAAACTATATTACGAACATAATAAGTTAATGCCGATACTGCATAACAAGATAAATAAGTCAATGCAGAATGATTTAATGGAATTGCGCAAAAGTTTAATGCAGAATGAAGATGATGAAGAGTAAGCCGATTTTTATTTTAGCGAATGACGTCCATCTTACCAAGGATAATTGCGTTATGGTAATGGATTTATTTTCGCAGATGGTAGCCGCTTGTAATAAGTTCAAAGTTGAAAATTTGATAATAGGAGGGGATATGTTCACTAACCGCTCAGGGCAGCCTCTCAGCGTTTTGCTGGCTTGTAAGGCTTGTTTTGACTTATTAGCTAAAAACGGCATAGAGTTACATATTATTCCTGGAAATCACGATAAAACCGACCTTACAGCCGATGGAAGCTATTTAGATATATTTTCTGATGAAGATAACGGAATATATGTTATAAATGAGCCGAAACGATATTGTTTTATTGGTGTTGATGTTTATTTTATGCCGTATTACAGAGAGGATGTTTGGTGTGAAAAATTAACGCAGCTTTTAAGAGATAAGCCGTTGAGGAGTGGTAGAAAAAATATGTTAGTTACGCATATAGGGATTAATGGTGTGAAAAATAATGACGGCTCTTTGGTTAGTGGGGCTGTTAGTGCCGATTTGCTAAAAGATTTTGACGAGGTGTTTGTAGGTCATTACCATAATTGCTCAGAGGTGGGCGAAAATATCCATTACACTGGCTCTCTTTACCAAAACGATTACAGCGAGGATTTTTTGAAGGGGTTTGTAGCGATAAACGATGATTTGAGTTTTTTCAGGCTATCTTCTGACTCTCCACGTTGGATAAAAGAGGAGGTGCAGGCAGAGGATGTTTCAGGCATACGGAATTTGATTGAAAAATACGAGGGTGGTAAGGATAATGTGAGGTTGATAATAAAGGGTAAAAAAACAGATTGCGATAAAATAAATGTTGCGGAAATACGAAAGCATGGAATTGACGTTAAGGTGCAGACGGATGAAGAAGTGGAGGCTATTGAGGTTAGTCAGACTGCATCCCTGCAATTTGATAAAGTTAGCATTAAAAAAGATTTTATCAAATTCTGTTCTGATAACGGAATAAAGGGCGATGAATTTAGATTTGGTTTAGATTTAATTAAAGGGATTTAATATGTGGTGTCCGATTAAAGTTGAAATAAATAATCTTTTTGCAGCTGAGCGACTGGAATATGAATTTAATAATAATGTATGTACTGTCGTTACGGGTAAAAATTATACAGACAAGAATTTTGAAAATAACGGGGCAGGCAAAAGCACCATTTTTGAAGCGATAGCGTTGGCTATTACGGGTGATTGTTTGCGACCGATAAAGAAGGATAGCTTCATCAATAAATCCAAGTCTGTTAGCAGTTGCAGTGTAGTTTTGGAACTTTATAATGATGTTCTAAAAAAGAATATTAGAATAGAGAGGGAATTTTTCAAGTCAAGTAAGTCGTCAACGTGCCTTGTCTATGAAAATGGATTGCAGAATAAGCAGCTGGTGTCTGTAGCTGAGGCAAATAAGCGGATATTGGAACTGATTGGTATTTGTAAGGATGATTTGGTGCGATACTTTATTGTCGGGCAGGATAATAGATACAATTTTTTTACCGCTTCTGACTCTGATAAAAAAGAGATATTGAACCGAATAACAAACGCTGATATGATTAACAGCGTGCTTCAGCGTTTGTCCGATAGCGTAAAGGCAAAACAAGCCGATTTAGAGGCTGAAAAAATAAACGAGGGTAAGTTATTAGGCAAGATGGAAATGATAGATGTACAGATAAAGGATTTGCTTGAAAACGATGATACTGAATACGAGGTTAAGAAGTTAGAGAGGGAAATTGTAGGATGGGATGCGGAATTGGTTAGCAGGGGGGAGAAAAAAGATAAGTTGGAGAAAGAGCTAATGAAGATGGAGCAGCATTTAGCAAAGATGAAATTGGTAGATTTATCTAAAACACGTGATAAGATAAATAAGCTAAATAAGTCAATGGATTATTCCGATAGCGAGCTGCTGGAAGCTAATAAGTTGAAAAAGAAGTTAGAGTTGATACTTGATGGAGTTTTGAAGTGTCCTAAATGCGGTGAGAAGTTTGTGGTTGATAATGAGTTAAAACTTACTTATGAAGAAGCTCTTGAAATAAAGCTGGAAGTGGATAGTAAGGCGAAAGAGTTAGCCGAAGAAGTTAATGTTTTAAGTATAAAAATAAGTGAAGCAAATAAGGAGTTGAAAGCCGCAAAGGAGCAGAATTTGAAATATGAAGCGTGCGAGCATGATATAAATAAGCAGAATAAATTGATTGAAGTTGAGGAATATGAGATAAAAGCGTTGAATGTTAAGATAGCAAAGAAAAAAGTTGAGATTGAAGATTTGAAAAGCGGTAAGCAGAGAAAGGAGAGGATTGAAGAGCTGAAGCAGAGAAAGAGGGATGTATTGAAAAAATATAATGAATGCAGGGAGGTGTTAAAAGTAGCGGATGATGAGCTTAATATGTTAAAGTTTTGGCAGTTCAATATGGGTAAGAGCGGATTTCAGACCTACTTGGCGAATAAGTCTATCAAGAGGCTGGAAGGCACGATAAATAATTATCTTGATAAGATGAAAATTGATTACCGAGTGCAGATTGAGCCGTATAAGGTTTTGAAGAGCGGTGATGTACGTGAAAAGATAGATTGTTTTGTTAGCTGTAATGGTTACGATTGGCAGAACTTTATGACTTTTTCGGGGGGAGAGCGACAAAGAATAATATTAGCAGGCATATTAGCTATTCAGAAATTGATAAATGACTCTTTGGGTGCAAATGGACTTAATATGCTGATAATGGACGAAACCTTATGGCAGATGGATAATGTGGGTACAGTGTCCGCTATTAGGATTTTGGAGCGTATAGGGATAACAATCCTGATTACTACTCAGAATATTGAAGAGCCTGAAAAGATATTTGAAAACTATTTGAAAGTCGTTAAGATTGACGGAGTGTCTAAATTCCAAAGTTAATATATTTTATTATGAAAACATCAGAGTATTTTAATGACGAAAAAATAATAGCGATAGACCCAGGAAAAGAGGGTGGAATTGTGGTTTGGAGCAAGGATAAGGGGAAATTATTAGCCGTTCAGCACATGCCCGAAACACCAAGGGATTTGCTTTTATTCTTGTCTAAATTTCAGAAAAATTCAATCTGCTACTTGGAGAAGGTTGGAGGATTGCCAGGAATGGGTGGCAGTGCGATGTTTAATTTTGGTAAGGGGTTTGGGCATATAGAAATGGCGTTAATTGCCCGTAATATCCCGATTACAGAGGTTACACCTCAGAAATGGCAGAAGGCGATGCAGCTTGGAACGAAGGGGGGCAAAAGCACTAATGAGTGGAAAACTAAATTGAAAGAGGTTGCTCAACGCATATTCCCGAAGGTGGAAACGGAGTTTGGGCTGAAGACGAAAAAAGATTGGTTGAGAGTTGCGGATGCGCTGCTGATATTGAGTTACGCAAAAAATGAAGAAAAATGAAATATAAATGTTTGAATGAGAAATGTAAGCTCTTCAACGAAGAATTTGAATACCTTGTAGTCAATTATAAGGTAGTAGGAGGGAGGTTGGTTAGCGATAAGGTTGAATGCCCCGTATGCGGTGAAATGAGGGTGGAAATTAATGAAAATGCTAATATACCTATTAGCGAAAAAAATATTGAAATAAATGAGTTTTCATCGTTGTCGAAAGAGCAGAGGGTAGCTTCATTAAAAAAACGCTCCCACGACCATTTTGAAAAGAATATAAGGGAGTCAAAAGAGCAGAAAATTAAAACCGCTGTAAAAACTTTTAGGAATGATTGATTTTAGTGAAAATTTTTTTAATGTTGGTTTTGTTTACAACGCAAAGATTGTAAACAAGGTAATTGCATTTATAAAGTTTTCCAAGTCAGAGCGTAGGCGGCAGGCTTTTTCGGTACTTCTATTCAAAATGATGCACAATGTGGTTAAAAAGAATATAAGCAATTACCGAAATTTAGCATTTAAGTCATCTAATAGCTATGTGCCTGAATTCAACGAGTTAGTCAGCGACTGTTATATTATAATGATGAATTGCGTTAAGGGGTATAAGATTTCCAAGCGGCATAATTTTTATTTTTATTACAATAAAGCTCTTTCCCGAAATTTTTTCAGAGATTTCAAACGTGAATTGAAGCACGGGGATGGCAGCGTTATGACTAATGATGACGCCTTGAAAAATAATACCGATTACTCTTCAACTTGCAATATAGATACCATAGACATAATTTTCAAAAATTATAATCTTACACCAATAGAGATACGGCTATGTTATCATAAAATGGAGGGTAAGAAGGTTAGTGATTTTGTGGAGCAAAACGGGATAACGATTTCAACTTACAATAAGATTTTGAAGTCAATACGAAATAAAATAAAGGATATTAAATTAGATTGAAATGGAAAATAATTATTACGAAGCTATTGAAGAGCTGGTGAATCAGGGATATGTAATTTTGCAGTTAGAATGCGGAAATGAATATATGTACTTTGCCGTGTATAAATGGCAGGAGAGTTATTTCAATACAGCTCAATCAATTGACTTTAATACCATAGAGGGGATAAACATCACGAAATTTTTAAGAACTCAATCATCGTTATATAAAAATGCGAGGGATTTCATAAGCAGATTTGAGGATGAGTTAGTTAATGCGCCTATTATCCGCTGTGAGTTCTCCAAGGGAATAAAATGGTATAAATGGGGTTCACCCACTTCAAACGTAAATAAGAATGGAATTAAGTAGCTATCAGAAAGCGATTTTAACAGCATTTGAAAAAACGGATAAAAATATAAATATATCAGCCGTAGCTGGAAGCGGCAAAACAACTGTTTTGCTTGAGCTATTGAAAAAAGTGCCTCTTGAAAAAAATTGCCTATTTTTAGCATTCAACGTCAGCGTGGTTGCTGAGCTTGTTAAAAAGTGCAGCGATTTAGGGGTTGGTGATAATGTGTCTATTATGACCGTTCATTCGTGCGGCTGGCGTGCTGTGAGGCAGAGATATGGAGGCAGGGCGAGGGTAAACAAAAATAAGGTAATTGGTAAGATTGATAAAGTTTTATCAAAGGATGTTTCTGAAAATAAAAGATATTACTATTACTACATAATTTCAAAGATTGTAGATTTGATGCGGTGTAATCTTTGCACGGGCAACGATGAGGATGTTTTAAGGATTGCGGATAAGTATGATTTGAATATAGGTGCTGAAGAAGTGGAGCTGGCTAAACGTATATTCAATGACGTTGCAAAGGATAGATGGCATTATGATTTTACAGACATGATTTATTTTCCAGCCGTTAGCGATGATATCAAGCTGGAAAAATATGATTATGTATTTTGCGATGAGAGTCAGGATTTTTCCCCGATGCAGCACGAATTTATCAAGAAGTGTATTAACAGAAGGGGGAGGCTGATTACAGTAGGCGACCCACGACAAGCTATTTACGGCTTTGCAGGGGCTGATGAAGATAGTTATTATAATTTATCTAATATCAACGGAGCGAGCCTCAGAATGCCATTGAGCATTAGTTATAGGTGTTGTAAAAACGTAGTTGCTGAAGCTAATAAGATAGTAGGAGAGATAAGAGCGTTGAAGGATGCGGATGATGGGGATGTTAGAGAGGGGGAGCTGACCGAGTTGCAGGATGGCGATTGGATTTTGTGCAGAAACCTAAAACCGCTGGTTCAAACGTATCTTTGGCTGATGAAAAATAAGGTAAAAAGCAAGATAAGGGGGAGGGAGATTGGAGCTGGGCTTATTAGCCTTGTTAATAAGACGGGAGTGAAAACCGATTTAGGGAGGCTTACGGAGGCTTTGGACAGGGAGAAGAAAAGGCTGTATAACGAATTAAAGGGCAGGGGGGTTCACCGCCCGTTTTATCACCCTAAATACGTGGCTTTGGATAATAGCGTAGAGGTGTTGGAATGTTTAATAGAGGAGGTTGAAAGCGTAGAGGGGTTGAAGAGGATGATTTCTGATATTTTTTCAGATGAGGTTAGGGGTATTTTATTATCAACAATTCATAAGGCAAAGGGGTTGGAGAATGATAGGATATTTTTTATTTGTCCTGAGCTTATTCCCTCTAAATACTGCACCAAGGATTGGCAATTTGAGCAGGAGCAGAATTTGAAATATGTAGCGATAACGAGGGCAAGGAGAGAGTTGGTATATGTCAGAACGGATGATTTCAATAAGAATATTTTAGAAAAGATTAAGTTATGAGCAGTTTTTTAGAATGTTGTGGGCATTGTGACCTGTTTGGTACGTTTTATTGTCCTTATGATGATGTAACTCCTGATAGTAGTATATGCGGTGACTTTATACTGAATGAATTTGCAGAAGATAATATAAAAGATGATGAAGAATGAAAAAAATGAAATGTTGCGGCAATTGTAAGCATGTAATTCTTGAGAGGGATAAGGGACATAGGCTCAGGCGCAAGTGTTCAATTACCAAGTCCAAGTGCGATGATAAAGTTTTGAAGCCTGTAAGTTTTAACGATTTTTGTTGGCAATATGAAGAAGATTAACTGTTATAGAATAGTGAAAAAGAAGTGCAAACGGAATAGTGAAAAACCTAAAACCGCTGGTAGATTTTCGGTTGGCTTTATGAAAAATAACGCTATGGTGTTTATTTTTAATTTTCGTAATGTTAAATTGATTAAAATTGATAGGGGATTTTAGATATGGGAAGGGAAATAAATTGTTTTTATTTCAAGATAATAAAAAAGAATGGATTTTCCATACATTATTCCTGCACCCGATTAGACAATATGGTTAATGGGCACTGGGGCAGATGCAGGCTGGCTGGTAATTTTCGCCATTGCCCGTTTTACTAAAAGAGAGAGCCTTGGTATGTAAGATTATTTGATTGGTTGATGAAAATATTTTAAGTTTGAAGAATAATGGGGTATCACTATATTTATCCAAGTTTAGAGCAGGCTTGGCGTCTATCTGAAAAAGATAGGCAGCAGATGAAAAGCAATATTTGTTGTAAAACTTGTGCGTTTTATAAGGTAAGCAATATTTGTAGGCTTGGCGAAAGGATAGTTGATGCAAATTTACACTACTGCAAGAATTTTAATTGGTATAAAAGAGTAAGGGTAAGGAATAAATAATTTACCAAAGTTATTAAAGGTGTTAGTTCTTTGAAATGATGATTAAAGATTAGTCAATGATAAAATTTGAGGGTAATGAATCCAGGTAGCGTTTGGGTTGAGGTCGTAAAACTCCCCACTCTTAAAAGAGTGTAATGAATCCAGGACAGCTTGCTGCAAAGATAAAGACATGCAGCACCCTCTAATGCTCCTTTAACTCAGTCGGTTAGAGTAACTGACTCATAGTAATATGGTGTGGTAGGAATCAGTAAGTCGTAAGTTCGAGCCTTACAAGGAGCACAAGTCACAATAGAAATGAAAAAGTTTGTTTCGACAACCTAAATTAGCTATTGCTGACTTTCAATGTGGGTGTGCGTATCCCGTCACTATCGAATAATCAAAAAAAGAAAATGTTAAAATTTGAGGTTGTCCGATACCGATTGTAGATGGTGGCGTAGCCCCCCTATTTTTGTCTCGGTGCAATTGAGACCTCTGGAGTTGGAAATCCTCCATTATAAAGAACCCGTTACAAGTGTGAATGCAATGCAGCTATGATTGTCTGTTGGCCAGCAGATTTCTGCATCCGTATCGAAAAGTTCTGAAATATTGAACGGAGACTGAAAGGTGGGTTGCACACTACTGAATAAAGTCGAAGCATTCATTTTTCATCCTAAAAAATGGGAAACATTGGTAATTTTTGTTATCAAGGTTTTTTTATTTATAGAAAAAAAGTCATTCATAAAAAAAACTTTAATTATGAAAGCAAAGAACATTAGGTTTAAGAGCGAAAATTCAAAAAAGACGCACAGTTCTCATCATTGCTGTTTGCGAGAGTGGACAGAGCAATGGATGGGAGCTGAGTTATTTTAGACGCATTTTGAGAAGGTTGAGAAAGGTTTAATTTATAAATATTCTAAAAAACTTTAATTATGGAAAAAAGAGAATTTTGGTACAAGGAGCGCAGAGTTTTAGCAGAGCGCATGATTGAAAATGTAGAGATTAGCAGCAATGGCGCTGAAAAGAATTTCTTGATTTGTAAAACAACGGAGGGTGGCACTATTCTGATTGATGAATGCGATACCGATAAGCTCATCCCATGCGAGCTTCAGGAAGGGGATAGAATTATGTATGTTAGCCACGGGCGCATTATTGGCACGTCATTGATTAAGGGGATTAATGAGTGCGAGGCTACTCCTGAGGGATTTCCAGCCCGTTTAAGCACGTTGAAATCCATTCCGAGTACGATTACACCAAATGGTTTGATTGCAGCCGTAGATGACGTTGAAATTTGGTTACATTACCCGATTGTTTGTTTTTGGAATAATCTTGATTATAGATTGCCGAAAGAAAAAGAGGGAAAAGAGGATGAAAAAGAGCCCATCCCCAATACAGCTGAGTTTTGGTCAGAGACAAGTTCAGGCGATAAGTCCCGCATTTGTATCAGACGCCATCCGTTGGAAAATCAAAAGAACTGCTATATTGTAACGACAACTGTCTTCACGCACAACCCAGCGGGCTATGACGGGAGCTATGAGTGTATGGGCAGAAAGAAGAATGGTTTGTGGATAATTATGTCGCAGAGCGTATTTCAATATACAACGTGGCTTAAAATCCTCAACGCTATACAGCAGCTCCAAAACTACATACCGAAGGAGGGAGGGGACAAATAACAGTCCCCCTACTCTCTCAATCTGCAATTATCAATTATAATATGTAAAAACAAATTGCAATAAATAACAAAATATTTTGTAAATGGAAAATAGGATTGAAATCCCTGAAGGTGTTGTCGATGAAAAAGAGTACCGAAAGGCGATGGTTTTGAAAAATCACCCCGTTATGAAGAACACTATATTTGTCGCTTCAAACGGGGTTGAAATCAATATAGCGATGTTGCCTCATAGACTGAAAGAACGCATTGCAGACCTCTCACCCAAAGAACAGGAAGAGATATTAGACATGAAAGCTAAATGGCAGGCGATGAGGGGAAAAATATCCGTTGCACAGGCGAAAGCGTTTGGCAGGGCAGGATGTACGGGCGGCAAAGGGATAAAGAAGGGGACTGTATTTCCAAAGATAAGCCCGTTTGAAAGTGATATAGTAGGATTGCTTGGGCGGTTGTTTACGATAGAGGAGGTGGTGAGGATAATGCACGATGATAATGGTATTCAGGTGTCCGTTGACGATGTTAAAGAGGTGATTAGAAAATATGCGGTGCAGGTAGAAAAACAACGGGAGGAGTTCAGAAATAAGCTGGTGGATGTGCGTTTGTATAATAAGCGACCGAGATTAGAGGAGCTGGCGTGGTTGTATAACAAAATGAAATACCGCTTTATTGCGTTCAATGGAATAGACGCTTATAATTGTCTGTTGCGTACTTTGGAGCAGATACGTAAAGAGAGCGAAGGCGATATTTTGAATATCAATGCCTCACTTGATGTAAATATAGAAGCGGTTATTCAAGACCATATTCAGAATGAGATTTTGAGAACTATTAACTTGAAAGAGGTAATATTGGGGAGAGTAGCGGCACGGATGAATTATGACGTAAAGAAGCTGGTGGCAGGTCTTCATAATAGCTATTACGCTAAATTCATAGATATAAGCGGAATGGCAGATGAAAACGCCACTATGGTTTACCCGTCATCCTCAGCGTATGACTTTGCGGAGATAGAACGTAATGCAGAGAGGGCTGAGGAGGTTATGGATGTAGAGGCTGAGGAGGTAAAACCTGAGGAGAGTGCGAGAGCCGCAAAAATTAAATCTATATTCTTGGAAAAAATAAGAAGTCAGAGAAAAGAGCAGGAGCAGAAAACGACAGTTTGGGATTTGAGCGCAAAGAACGAGAATGAAGCCTCAGATGTTATGAAGCCAGTTGATAGAAGCACGCTTGGCAGGGGCAGGAGAAAGGATGACGTGTTGCCGAGCCGAATGAGCAAGAATAAAAGCATGGGAAAGAAGGATTACTATGATGGGGGCAGAATTGAAAAATAAACAAGCATTTTAAGCCTTGAAATAAGGCTGGAAAGCGGAATAGAATTTTTACCATTTTTACTAAATTTGCCAAAATCACTCCGAAAATTTTGGCATTTTTTTTATTCATTTTCTAAAAAAATTTTGACGACATCCGTAACTCATTGATTTACATTGAGAAAAAAAATAAAAAAAATTTTTTCAAAAGTGCGTTTTGTATTATTTTTTGCCGTATCTTTGCGACGTAAAATTAAACGAAACAAAATTATTAACAATTAAAAATTCAAAACTATGGAAACGAAAAAAACCGCCACCGCAAAATTCAATGAAGTTGCTAACGTGAAAATGTCCGCTATTAGCAATAGCCGCAGACCAGCCGCCCGTATGCGCAAAGAGTTTGCCACCCGTATTTTATTTGAAACAGATAATCTGCAAGCCTTAAAGGGTGAGCTGGATTTATGCGAAAAATTTAACGAGCTGGCAGAATTGCGCCCGTATGTAGAGGCTTACATTGCAGCCCTTAAACCTGCTAAGAAGCAGACCAAGAAAGCCGAAGCACCGAAGGCAAAGAAAACCGATACCACCGCCCAGCCTGCCAAGAGAGGTGCAGCCCCGAAGCACGTGGTTGGTGAGGTGCATCCTAACGGGAAGTGGATTTGGACTGACCTTGGGAATGGCAAGTGCGATTGGAAGAGTAAAAACGGGAAGTGGCACGGGGGTAAAGAAAATAAGCATAACGAAGGCGACATTCATGAAAATGGCAAGTGGGCTTGGTTAGAGTGGAGACCAGGAAAATTCGATTGGAAGTCAATTAAAAGCCCCCTTTATGCAGCGTATTTGGCGCGCACGCAGGCAGAGGCAAAGAGAGCGGCACGCAGAGCCAAGAGAACAGCGAAAAAAACCGCATAACGGCAATTAAATTAACGGGCGACAACCTAATCGCTGCCGCCTTTTTTATTAACCTAAAAACGAAAAAAATGAGCGCATTTGTAATTGAGAAAAAAGAGTACCGCAAACTGGCAGTGGTGTTTAATTACCTTTATAGTGGTGATGTTTATGCTAATGAGGATAAGATTGAGGAGTGGGCAAAAGATTTTTATAATACTAACGTAGAGGCGGTGAATTACCGCTATAAGGATAATATGGCGATAGAGGATTGGAAGCCTATTAGCAGGGATGAAAAAGAGGCTATTTTGAGTGTTATCCGTAAAAAATCGTATAGCCGTCACACATTGGAGGCGAGGGTGTACGATTTTATCCAATGTGCCGCTTATCAGTGCAGCGAGGGCAAAGAATGCACATTCAACGCTTTGCGGCTTGCCAAATGCTTTTATTCGGTTACGCTCCGTAGAGCCTATTCAGATGTAGAGGTGAAGCAGTTTGGCATTTTAGATTTATAAATAATAGGGGTTAGGGAGAGGGGGTTGAAAATCCCCTCTTTTTTTTATTTACCAAAGTTTTTATTGTTATAAAATAGTTTTATGTTAGTATTGAAAATTATGTTAGCACTTGTTTACGTTACGGGATGTGTGGCGATGTTTGCCCTAACCTTTATTGAGTATGTAATTTGTGCAAAGAGGCTGGCGGATGTCCTGCTGGCTATTCCAGCCGCTCTTATTCTTTCAATTACGTCTTGGATGGGGGTGTTGCTTTTCGCCTTTATCTTTTTATCAAAAAATAACAAATAGGATTATGGAGCAGCGAAATTTATCATTCAAACTAATAACGAGTGAAAATCATTTGGAAAATATTTTGCCGTTAGAGCGGTTCAGCACCATCTATCAATCTTCAATTCCCGATACTCTAAAAGAGGATTTTTATCAGATTGTCACCCGACTACATGCAGATGAGCCGAAAGTGTTTATTGTTTTAGCTTGGAATTTTGATATTCCCGTAGGGCTGGCGGTTTACGATTATTTTGAGCGGTGCAACGGGTTGATGTTATCTGCTATTGCGGTTGAGGAGAGCTGGCGAGAGAGTGGGATTGGAAATGACCTCTATAAAGTAGGGTTGAAATTAGTTTTATCCCGTCTTCATTATAAGGGATTTGACCCAAGCGTGCTTTTCTTTGAGGTTGCACGTAGCGAAAACCCCCGTTTGAGGGCAAAACAAGCCGATTTGAGGCTGTTTAATAGCGTAGGTGGTAAGATTATCCCTATAAATCATCTTCACCCCGTATTTGACGAAAAAAACGATATTGGTAAAAAGTGCATTTGTATTGCTGGTTTTGATTATGACGGAATAAACCTATTTACCAAGGAACGCTATTTTTACCCTATCCCGATAATAATGAACCTTATTCAAGCCCATCTTCAGCGTTTAGGCAAAGAGGATTGGTTTGAAAAAAAATGTAGGGTATGGTGGAGAAGGATGGATTATGATAATAATGGATTTTGTAAATTGAAAAATATATTCTAATGAAAAAAACGGGCAGCAGTTTGGAGAGAGCGATAGAGAGAATGAGCTTAGGCAGGGGCTTGAGCTTTTCCGACTTGTTTTCAGATTTTCTTGACTTATCATTAGGGCTGCTTTGCAATAACCCTAACCCTCAGCAAAAAGAGCTTTTAACAAAGACATTTGGGGATGCGGAGCGAAAGAGGCTGTTTTTAGAGGCTTTGGAATTTTATAGCGATGCCGCTGAAGGGTATCGTGACCCATTAGGGGATATGTTTATGGAACGTATTTCGCACGGGCAGAATGGGCAGTTTTTTACACCTGATAACATTTGCAAGATGATGGCGCAGATAATAAAGCCTGATGGTGGAACGATAAATGACCCGTGTTGTGGTAGCGGCAGAACGCTATTGGCAGGGCTGGAGCAGTCCCGAAGCGAGGGGATGGAGCCTGAAATTTACGGCAATGATATTTCATACACCGCAGCCCGTATGTGTTTGATGAACCTCTTGTATAATAGTGCGAGGGGGGCGGTGTCGTGCGGTGATAGCCTGAGGTTAGATTTATCAACTTTCAAATTTTATAAGATAGACAGAGTTTTAATGCCCGATGGGCGGTGGGTATCTACTTATTGGCAATATACTCATAGCACCCTTGAAAATGTAAATAAAGAGCGTGCTGATTGGATTAGTAAGATGGTGGCGAATGGGCTTTGGGTTGAATTAGATAGAAAAGAAAAAAAAGATAAAAACGATAAAAAAGTAAAGAGAATGACACCTGAGAATTTTTTTAAGATGGTAGAGAAAATGAGAGAGGCGCAAAAGAAGTATGACGAAAGCGGTAGCGCAAAGGATTTGGAGAAAAAGAGAGCGATGGAAAAAGTAATTGATTTGGAAATTAAAAAATACGAATAATGAGTAAAGAAAAATACAATGCAAATTTAGAAGCCGCAAAGGGTTGGCTTTTGAAGCACCAGAAGGTATGTATAACTTTTAATAATTATAACTATGAAAGAAGATTATGTATCTTTTGAAGTTGCTAAACTCTTAAAAGAGAAAGGGTTTGATGTATCTATACATTCAGTATGGATTGACCACAGCAAGTTAGTTAATTGTCCTGCGGCTATTGCTATATATCAAAGTGCAGAAAATTGGAACACTCTTGGTGATGAGCTGGATGATATTTATTTTTCAGCCCCTACTCACCAAATGGCTATGGCTTGGTTAAGAGAAAAAGGAATAATAATAACAATGGATTATGATGAATATGAATTGATTTCTGACAATAAAAAAGTTGGATATAGATGGGGTATTCAAAAAACTGAAAAACCTACAGAATACTTAAAAATAAGTATTCATGTATTTGATAATTACGAAGAAGCAGTTGAAGATGCAATAAAATATTGTTTAACTAATTTAGTTTAATGAAGTTTATGTATTAGGAGATTTTTAAAAAATATATTATAATATGAACTACAAAGAAAAATTAATTACTCTGTTGAATAATAAAGAATTATCACAGGAACAGAAAGAAAAGTTAGAAACAATCTTTCCCGAACTCAAGGAGAGTGAGGATGAGCAGATAAGGAAAGAAATAAAAAAAGATGCGGAAGCGTGGTATAAAGAACATTATGAAGGTTCTAATCCACAAGGTCGAAGTATAGTAATTGGTGCGTATATTGACGGAGCACTTGCTTGGCTCGAAAAGCAAGGTGAACAAAAATCTGCTTGGAGTGAAGAGGATGAAGATGCATTAGATATTGCAATCAGAATCATTCAAAATGGAGGTGATGATTGTGCGGGAATACTTGATTATGATAAAGCACTTAAATGGCTCAAGTTACTCAAAGACAGAGTACTTCCACAGCCAAAGCAAGAGCAGAAGCCCATTATCCCTAAATTTAGAGTTGGTGACAAGGTTGTGAGTATAAAAAATCGTAGGCTAACCTACAAAATTCTTGAAGTAGGCATCATCAATGAACTTGGAAATTTAGAATATAAGGTTGAAATCTTTACAGATGGAAAACAAGGCATTTTGAATAAAGAACACAATATTAAAAACATTGAAATATCACGAATGGATGAATGGGGCGAACTTATTGAGCAGAAACCTATTCCAAAATTTACAGCTGGAGATAGGATTAGATATAGAGGCGAAAAATATCATATTGACAGCATTGAAAAAACTGCTAATGGTTTAATTTATAATGTGTCTTTAATTGGTAAACCTTCTGACCCAGAAGAGGTAAAAACGTCAATAGGGTATGCCGCTGAAAAAGATATGGAAAAAGTAATTAATTTGAAAAATAAAAAGAGTTAGTAATGGATATTAAAGTTGCAGCAGATTATTTAAGAGAGGCACTGGCTGGTAAAATCCACCCTATGGTTGCCAAGACTTTTGTCGATGAATTTATAAGAGTAATGCAGAAGAATGAAGATGAGTTCATCTTGGATAACGGGGGAGAGAACGAGGCGAGGGCTCAGGAGATTTCAGAGGCTATGGCGTATGGTACCCCGATGAAAATGGCTACCTATCTTGGAGCGATGAAAATGGCGCGCTGGAAAGATAAGCAATTTGAGGGGAAAGAGAGCGAGGCACGGCAGCAGGCTATTAAGGATGCGGTTGAGTATATGAATAAAAATTTTACCTTTATCCATCCACGCAAAGGGGTTGGCGTTTGCTTTGTAAACGTGCCAAAGTTTATAGAAGCGATGAACGATTTAGAAAAAAGCAGAAAAGATGGCAAAAAATAAAAAAGAGTATAGCTTGGTTGGCGTTGACGGAAACGCATATTTCATTATGGCGTATGTACGCAGAGCGATGAGGGAGTGTGGAAAAAGTAATGATGAAATTGAATCGTATCTGAAAGAGGCAAAAAGTGGCGATTATTATAACCTTGTTGCCGTAAGTGCAGAAAAAATTGATGAGTTAAATAAAGAGAATGGATTTTAATTATTAACCTATAAACAAAAGAAAAATGGAAGAAAAAAGAACAGTGAGCGAAATGCTCAAGGCTGATTTTAGCAGCAAAGATGAAATTATGAGTAAGAATATTGGGGAGATTAACCCGTATTTGACTCTGTTAGCGAATGAGATGGGAAAGAAGGTTTGGGATTTGAAAGTGCTTGAAAAGTTTTTTGAAATCGTAGATAGTTTGGTATGGTAAAGAAATTCAAAATTATTGCCGCCATCGTTTGCGTGCTGCTTTGGGCAGGGCTGATGTTTTTGTCCTATTTATCTTATACAAGTTACGGATTTATTCAATTTATCACTTCAGCGTTCATTATTGGAGTTTTGGTTTATATTTTGTATAGGATTGCGAGATTGGTTTTTTACTTTGTTTTGAAATTTTGGCATTAGGAGTTATGTTGTATAGTGTAAAATTTTTCGGCTCTATGGAAGAGCGTATGCAGATAAAGCAGGTAAAGACCATCGTGGATGCTCCAAGTCGTGATAGAGTGGAAGTGGCTTTGAAACGTATGGGATATAAAGTTATTAATGGATTAAAAATTAGAGAGTACAATGAAAAGAATTGTTAAGTTTGATAAAAAAATCTTGCTGCTGTCAAAACGGGCGGCAAAAGAGGGTGACTTGGTTTTTGTCGTTAGTGAGCTTAAACCTAAATTTAGACAGCACGGGCTTGGTATTAACCTGGTTGAAAGAGTTGATGATAAAAACGTCTATTTTTCAGATGGACGCTGGGTAGATTTGAAAAGAGCCTTTACCATTAAGCGCATTATCTCATTCAACGTTTTGAGCGAAACGAAAGAACGGGCAGAGGAAGCTGGTAGAATGTTAGATGCTGTAAAAGAGATTGGAATTTTGAAAGATAGGTTAGATAGAGAGAGCATCATAATTTCAAAAAGTGATTTAGGTGCTTTGATTTCCGTTTTGCCTGATGCTAACCTTGTCGGCTCCAAGAAGCTAAATGAAGATGCTTTGCAGCGTATTAACCTCACTTGCAATTTCAAAAAGTTAGGTGGCGATGTAAGCGTTATAGTGGAGTTTGAAGGCTTGAAGCGCAAAGATGAAGAGATAGAGGGAATGTGGTTGAAGGTGAACGGGGTTAAAGAGTTTGTAGGATTGCGGTTGGGATTTTTCACCTGTATGGGTTGTGAGGTTAAGACGTACTATTGGAATATCTTTCCCAGCATTATTTCCGATGAGGCTATGGAGGCTATGAATAGTGCCGTTAGAGGTTTTGAAAGCGCAAAGAGGGAAGGGGGGATGTAATGGATGAAAAAATCTACTTTAAGACGCTGGTGTATTTGCCCGATTTCCGAGTGGCGATAAATCTGAGGGGGATAAATAGGATAGAGAAGTTTGAGCGGCTGAATGAGCGTGTTATGACCTACCAATATGGGATAGCTATAAATAGGAGTGCAGATAACGGAAAGGAGGTGCAGAGCGATGAATGTTTATACGATAGTGAGAAGATGAGGGATGAGAGATTTGAAAAATTGTTAGTTGAAATTGAAGCATTAGGCATAAATGTAATTGAAGTTTAATCTTAAAAAGTTTTGAATTATGAAAAAAGATGAATTGTTAAAAGAAGTTGCAGGAAAATGTTCATTGTCGCAGTCACAGGTGAACGAAGCCATTAACACTCTTACAGAGGTAATTATTACCGAGTGCAGAGATAGAGGTGGCGAAGTAAACATCCCCAGCCTTGGCAGATTTAAGCAGAAAGTCAATCCAGCCAAGAAGGGTATCAATCCATTGACCAAGAAGCCTATGGATGTCCCCGAAAGTCATACTATTAAATTTACCCCGACCGCTTCTGTTAAGGCAGTGGTTGAAACAAAAAATAAAGCAAAGAAGTAAGTTTATTTTCACGCCATTGCTTCAAATGAAAACCCCAATATAAAATTGGGGTTTTTTTATTTTACCAAAGTTATTTATTGTAGAATAATAATTAAAAAACGAGATATGAAAGCGATTTTAACAAAAGAGAGTTTACCAAAGTTTTTGAACATTTCCAAGAGTTTACCTGAATTTATGGTTAAATATATGGATTTGAAACGGGGGGAGCTGGCGAAGGTTGCGCCTGCTGATGAGCAAAAATGGGATTTGAAAAACTATGTAAAAATTTACGTTAAGAGAGGCGGTGGTTGGAAATATAAGGTGCTTGGTTGGAAGCATTTGGATAAGATGTATAAAAAATAGACATCGTTACTACTACTAATAATGCAGATTTAGAGAATTATGATAAAGAGCGACTATATTGTTTTTGACGTTGAAACGGGAGGGCTTGACGAAACCCGAAACCCTATAACCCAGTATGCGGCAATGGTGCTGGATGGATGTACGTTAAAGGTTAAGGATAGATTTGAAACTTTTGTAAAGCCATATAACAATCTTACCATAGAGCCGATTGCGCTTAAATCTACTATGGTAAGCATGTCTGATATAAATAGTGGGGTGAATATTAAAGAGTTTGTTGATGCGGTTACGGGCTGGTGGGATGAATGGCAGGCGAGCGCAAAGAATAGGGAGCTGGGGCGGTTGATTGCCGTAGGGCATAATGTCCCGTTTGATATTCGTTTTGTAGATTGTGCTTTGAAATACGCAGGCGCAAAGGGAGGATTTTTTCACTACCACCATCCGAATTTCATAGACACGTTTGCGATTGGCAAGCTGGCTTGGGGTACGGATAGAGAGGCAAAATTGAATCTTGGAATGTGCTGCAAGCGTGCAGGGGTGAAACTGACGGATGCGCACGGAGCTATGAACGATGTAGAGGCGACCGCCGATTTGTTGCGTTGGTACGTTAAGAAGCTGAGAGCGGATAAGGCGGTTGTAGTAGGTGCGGGGGAGGATGGCAGAAAGAAGGGGGATGAGTTTTTTGAATTTAAGTGTGCTAAATAATTATGGAAGCGAATATCATAAATAGTCAGGCACGCATAAGGCTCATCAGCATGTTCTTTATCCGATTGGCTAACGATTATTGGGTCAATATCTATACTATGAAAAATGACGCTTTTAAGCGTTACTATTGGGGTGATGTAAATGCAGAGTTTTCAAGTTTTTGGCGTAGTGTAAGCAGGGATAACGATAAAACGACTGAAGACGCTATTTGTGAGCTTGTAGATACGACTTATGATAAGGTTATGTATATTTATACCAACGTGTTTAACGCTATGGCAAAAAACGTAAGGAGGGATGATTTGGAGCTTTGTGTGAAGGTTTATGTTTTTGATATATTCCTGACCGCTGGGCGTGCCTTTGCGGAGGCTATGGAGGATGTAAAAAATTGTAGGAGGGTTGACGCTATACGGGCGGCAGTCGCAAAATTTATGGGCGGCTTCAAATTCCCATATCAGGATGATGATAAAAGCTCTGCAATTTATAAGGTGGTTGAACCCTACTTGTTGCAGTTTATAGAGTTTTTGAAAACAGTTCAAATTAGGGTTAAGGATGCAAGATAACACATATCAGCTGGCAGCTCAGATGGAGGCTGCATTTAATTGCATAGGAGCGAGCATGATGAATAATTCTTTCGCTGCAAAACTGCTGGCGTATGTTTACGTGTACGGAGGGGAAAATGAGGTGGTGGTATATAATGAAGGGCTGAAGGCTGGGATAGCTATTGCGCAGCAAAAGTTCAATATCAAGGGAGGGGAGAAGCCTAAAAGAATTTCAATCCCTTTAATTAAAACATATATAAGTCAGTTAGAGAGGCGTGGCGAAAAATGCGAGTGGTTGAATGAGATTTATCAGCGTTATAACTTAAAACCTATAAAGGGATGAAATTCAAATTCTGCAAGCGGTGCTGTTGTATTGCATCAGTGAAAATCGTAAACGGGAAAGAAGTTTGTTTAGTTTGTAAAAAATAAGAATTATGGAAAAAGAAAAAAACGTAAAAGAGGCTGTTAAAGAGCCTGAAAAGAAAAAAACTAAAAAGAGTACGACCGCAAAGACCAAAACGGCTAAAACAAAAGAAAAAGCACCTGAAACACCATTAGTAGAAGAGGAAGTGGCAGCAGTAGCGGAGCAGAAGCCTGAAGAAAAAGTCTTGATTATGGCTTGCTTGAATCCGAGTGTAAAAAAAGTAGCTGCTGAATATGCAAGTGCAAATGGGGTTGAGGTAGTTGCTTTGGATGATAAGGTGATATTTGATTACCTTAAAGAGAGAGGTGAGAAGCGTAGCAATATTGACGCCATTTCTCAATTCCTTGGAAACGAGCGAAACCGAAAGATGGCGAAGGAACATCAGATGAAGCTGTGGAATATTCTTACACGGAATGCACCGATTGAGCTGGAAAAGAAATACCCTGTGTTTACACGTACCATGGTAGTCAAGCTAACTACTATGAGCCATAGTCAGGCTACCGATGTTTTGGCGATGCTATCCGCATTTGGTTACGTTGAATTTACGGATAAGATTGGCAATAAGGGCGGCAAGGGTTTTGAGTTTAGATTTGTTTTTGACGAGCAGGATATTGTGGATAATTTGAAGAATGAGCTTGAATGCGATATTAGCGTTGTAGCAGCCCAATATCTGAAATATGAATGCGCAGCCGTTAATAAGGATGGGACAGATAAGGATAAAATTTTAGAACAGTTTATAGAGGATTTGAAAAAGTCAATACGGGGTTAGTCCCTTAAATTAGTTTACAACACGATTTTCCACGCTATTTAGGCTTGGAAAATCTTTTTATTTATAAGATTATGGCAATAGCGTTACAAAGTCCCCTGCACCAAATAGAGTGCTTAAATATCATAGATGACATAATAGACAATATGGATGACGCAGGTATTTTAGAGCTTGCATCAGGCTATGGTGGAGATTTAGATGTCGTGCTTGATAACTTAATGAAAGATACCTATAATGTTATGTTTACGGGCAATAATAGCGTAGATTTTGCACCAAAGTACACCGACCGACTGGCTGAGTCAGTGGAAGAGATATTGCGGTGTAAAAATCTGTCTTACTTTATTACTTCAGTTTTGCCTGATTTTCAGTTGTCTTGGCATCACTTGGAATGGGGGGATTTAGTGCATAAGCATAACAAATTGTGCATAGAGGCGGCACGCGACCATGGTAAATCATATTACTTCTCCAATGCCTATCCAGCTTGGCAGCTTTACCGCTACTCCAAGCCAACCCGAAAGGTATATTCACGCAGACCTTCAAAATCAACCTCCAATCGTGGCTACCTCTTTTCATTCTCTTTGCAGCAGTCAGTTGACCTTATGGAGATTTTGAAAACTAATATTGAAAGCAACGATATTTTGAAGGAGAGGTTGATGCCTGATAGCAAGAGTGGAGCTTGGGCAAGTACGAATATTGTTTGTAAAAACGGGGCGAGGTTGACGTGTAAGGGTTTTGGCAGTTCTGTCCGTGGTGCTCACCCGTATTGGATAATAGTAGATGATGGATTAAAGGATAACGTGATTTATTCGTCATTGCAGCGTCAGAAAAACATTGATTATTTTCATTCTGTAATTATGAATATGTTAGTCCCTGGCGGGCAGATAATAGTAGTTGGCACCCCGTTTCATAGTCTTGACCTTTATGGCGACTTGAAAAGTAAAAGTGAGGAGATTTCCAGCCGTGATAAAAAGCGTGGTTGGTTTGTTATTGAATATCCCGCTATATTTCCTGACGGCAGAATACTATGGCCTCAGCGTTGGAGTTTTCACGACCTTATGGAGAAGCGAGCCACGCAGGGCAATATCATTTTCAGCCGTGAAAATCTTTGCCGACCGATTACGAATGAGTCATCAATATTCCCCTTAAAGATATTGGAGAAGTCGTTAGTAAGGATGGAAAATTACTGCTTGGTGCGTAATAGGGATGATTTTCCGATAAAGTTTAATAAAGTGGTTACGGGATGCGATTTTGCTATAAGTGGCAATGTTGGTTCAGACTATTATGTATTTTCTACTTGGGGAGTGGATGACGAAAGCGGTGAAAGATGGCTGCTGAATTTAGAACGGGGCAAAGGCAGAACATTCCACGAGCAGGTGCAGATATTGAAGGGCATTAACGTGAGATTTAGACCAAATACAATGGTGCTGGAAGATAATGTATTTCAGCAGATTTTTGTGCAGGAAACAGATAGGCAGGGATTGCCCGTTGTAGGACATACCACTGGTATTGATAAGTACGACTTAAAGACTGGTTGGCCTGGACTTGCAATAGATTTTGAGCGTTCTAAAATTCATATTCCCGTTGGTGATAGATATTCGCAGGATATAAAAGATTTGATTTTTTCGGATTTGGGTTCGGTTGCTTTTACTGATAAGGGGTTAGAGAGCGTAGGGGAGCACGATGATATTTCATCCTCCTTTTGGCTTGCAAAGTTAGGTGCTAACATTATTACCACGGGATTTAAATATACTTTCATTTAACAGCTATTATTTTTTAGTAAAATCAAAATTATAATATTATGGAAAATCTTATTTTAGAACATAGAAAAGCTGTTGTAAATAATATTCAAAAATCGTTTGAAGGCGATATAGAGAAAGCCCACGTAGCAGGCGATACAAAGGTGGTAAACGGGAAAACATTAGTTTATACCGAATACGCTCCGAATAAATTTGATTGGAGAGTAATTAAGAAAAAAGAGGGAGAAAAAGAAAATATTGATGAAAAGTATGGAGTTGAGAAAAATACGTCTTCAAGTTATAAGCAGTTCAAATATTTTATGCCTTATCCCGATAATGAAGATGATTTGGTTAAGATAATTGGCGCAAGTGTTAAAATTACGGAATTTGATGATGTTAAACTTTCTGTAAGCGATAAAAAAATTGGTAAGGTAGTAGGTGATATGATTTATTTTAATAAATATACTGACGTAGATGGTAAGACTAAATCTGATTTTGATAAAAAATATGAAAAATTGAGTTCAGAAGCAAAGAGGGAGGTAAATTCTGTTATTAAAAATGTTTTAGATAAAGTTGGTAAGAGTGGAGTTAATCCCGAAGATGTTCGGTTAGAAAAAAATGATAATGGAAGTTGGAGATTAAAAAGACTTGATGGAAGGGTAATTAGTAATATAAGCAAGCATTTTATAAGTGAAAAAAATGCAAGACTTGTAGGATGGTACATATAATAAAAATAAAACAATAATAAAACTTTATACATTATGGAAATTAACGACATTATTAGTAGCCACCGCAGAATGGTTGCGGAGTGTTTGAAAAAGAGTTTTGGAGCAGATATTGAAAAAGCCCGTGTCGCTGGAGATATTAGCAGCGATGGTAAAAAGGTTTGGACTGAATATGCACCAGGAAAATTTGATTGGAGAGTAATTAAGAAAAAAGAGGGGAAAGAAAAAACCGCTTCTGTAAAAGTGCCTCGTGGTATGCAATTGCAGGATGAGGATGCTTGGGTTGAGATTTACGATAAAAATGGTAAGAAAATTAAGGAGGATTTTTTTGAGGAATTAGGTTTTGACCCCGATGAGAAATGGAACGAGAAGGATGGCAATTATGATATAAAGGGAGGCGGAAAGATGGTTGTGCCGAAGGAGGGTAACGAGAGAAAGGATAATGGCGATGACGATAATAAGGTTGTTAATGACTTGAAAGCTGCTTTTTCTCAATTGGAAAAAGATTATGATAAAGCGTATGATAAAGACGATAATTTTGACCAAGATGCGGCATTAGCGGCTGATGTTAAATTTTATAAAAAAATTGGTAAATTGATTAAAGATGGAAAACTTGATAAAGATACGTTTTTCAAAATAAAAAAGAGTACGCCCAATTGGAATTATGGTTTTGATGTAGATTTTGATATGATAAAAGAGGATTATGCAAAATAAAATCTTATGAAAAATTTAATACAATTACATAGATTATCAGTTCAGGAGAACATAATTAAATCTTTTTCTACCGATTAGCAAAAAATAGTAATTATTTAATTACGGGTGATAAAATTGAAGAGTTTGAAGAATATACTACTAATTTTTTGGGGCAAAAAGTTAGAATTGGAAAATATGAATATAAAGATTTGTAAATTATGTCTCCAATAACGATAGATTTAACGAGATTGCAGCAACAATTTGGACTTACGGCAAACGAAATAGACGTATTGACCGAAAGTTGTATAAATGCGGTTGCTGGTGAAATTTATTCGTTATGGGAAGCGATGGCAAAGAAGGAATTAAAATCCACTTTGCCAGAATACTTGCAAAATCTGAATATCGTAGATAAGGGGAAATTAGAAAAAAATATTGTACTTACGGGGGTTGTACCAAATATGGTTGAGCAGGGTGCAGCCCCGTTTGACCTCAAAGAAGGGTTCAAAAAATCCCAAGCGGTTCAATACACTATACCGAAATACAGCCGTAAGGGGAATATGATTTCAGCAGGTGGAGATTGGTATCTTACTATCCCATTCCGCATAGGTACGCCAGGAATAGTGGGACAAGCTGGTTTTTCGGCTGAAATGCCGATGAGTGTTTATAATGTAATAAAGGGTAAGTTTGCAGGCTCTCCATTGCTTAAATCAGAAATTCCAAGCCCTCACGATGTACCCCGTTCAAGGGAGGCTATCTATCAAAATAATCAGCTCTTATATGCAGAATATAGGCACAAAAATTCTATCTTTGAGGGAATGATTAAAAAGACTGCTACCTATGGCAGCGTCCAACAAAATACCTATGGTACGTTTAGGAGAGCAGGCAAAAATTCAGACCCATTGAGCTGGATACATAAAGGCATAGAAGCCCGCCATTTAGCCGAAAAAGCGTATGAGCAGGTTGATGTTGATACTATTGTTGAAAATTTAGTTAGTGAGTATTTAGATAAAATTTTGTAAAATGGAAGGCAAAAGCATAGTTACTAATCCACCCGTTATTCATCAAACTCCAGCTACCTTGGTTGACCCAAGAATAGGTTGGAGAGTTAGGGATTTTGAAGAGTTAATTCAGGCGCATGGTTATGATGCGTATATTGATAAGGCGATGCGATGCCCTTGTACTGATAAGGCGACTGGGCAGGCTATGAGCACTTGTAAGAATTGTCTTGGAAGAGGCTGGTTGTTTACCGATAGAACTGAAACGAGGGTAGTGGCGCAGCATATGGATAGCAAGAAGCATTATCAGGATTGGAGTGAAGTAAATCGTGGCACCGCCTCTATTACTACCAAGGGAGCGGATAAACTTGGGTTTATGGATAGGATTATTTTGTTGCAGCTGGAAGAGTGGTATAGCGAGGTTTTGAACCCCGTTATTTGGCAGGGACAGTTGATAGCATATCCGATTTATGAACCCTTGAAAATTAGTCGCATGGCTCTTTTCGTTAGCGATAATACAGCGTTAAAAGAGTTAAAAGAAGGGGATGATTATGAAGTTGATAAAAATACGATAGTGTTTAACGAGAACATTTTGACGTATATTGATATGAAGGATGTAAATGACCCAGCTGCTAACGTAAGTATAACAATCAGATATTCTCACTATCCCGTCTATCACGTCATTGACGTAAATAGGGAGTTGATGAAAGTAAGGGAGAGTAAATTTTGCGGATTTGACGATGAGAAGCTGAAGCAGATGCCTATTAACGTATTAGCACGTAAGGCGCATTTTATCTTTGATAATCAAACCTTTGATAATGAACTAATTTATAATAGATAGAACGCATTATGAGGTTTTTTAAGGAGGGTGATGTAATAAGATGCCCGAAGCTATTTGGAAGGCAGTTGTTTAAGGTTTTAGCGATAATAGGCAGTGAATATTGTCCCATGCTTCATTGCTATTATTCCGATAGGGATAGTGGCTTGGCGAACAGAGTTAATATATACGAGCCTATGGCTGAACTCTTTTTGGCGAGTAAGCGTAGCTTGAAAAAATTAGATAAAATTACGCTTTTGAAATTAGTAGCTAAAAAGAATGTGGAAGCACGTAGGGAGTTGAAAATAAGGATAAACTTGAAAAAATTATAATTATGAAAAATGTAGTAATTTGTCTTGATAATGGGCACGGAGAGGATACAGCTGGAAAGCGTAGTCCGTGGTCAGCTAATAAGGTACCACCAACCCTACCTTTCCGTGAATATATGTATTGTCGTGAAATCGTTAGAATGCTTGCAGATGTATTGAAGGATGAGGGGTATGAAGTAAAGATTATTACACCTGAATTGAATGACGTAACATTAGCAGAGCGTGGACGCAGGATAAATGCAGCAGTTAAAGAGGCAAAGAAGGTTGGTAAACATACTTTATCCATATCTATACATAATAATGCTGCTGGGAGCGGTAAAGAGTGGAAAAAGGCATACGGGTGGTCAGTATGGACTACACCTGGGCAAAACAATTCTGATAAGCTGGCCCAGTGCTTATACGATGCCGCTGTAGAGGTGCTAACCCCACTGGGGCAAAAAACGAGAAAAGACCGCAGTGATGGCGATGATGACTATGAGGCGAAATTTGCGATGTGCCAAATTCCAAACTGCCCAGCCGTACTAACCGAGAATATGTTTCAGGATTGTATAGATGAGGTAAGGTTTTTATTATCCAAGGAGGGAACGAATGCCATTGTGGAAATTCATCGTAAGGGTATAAATGAATTTGTTAATAAAATGAATTGGTAAAAGTTATGAATTGGAATTGTTACAGCTGGGCAGATAAACTGCCTGATGAAAATTTAGAAGTTTACGAGCCGCACTTGAAACTGTTTTTTGAAAAAATGTACGAGCGGCAGATGATTTGGAAAAAACGCTTTTTAGATAAAGTGCCAGCACCTTGGACGGATGACCCAATTTTGCGTAATTCTAAATTCACCAACGTGTATAGGGAATTAGATAGGAGCAGTCAATTTTTAATTAGCACTATTATTTTGGATGACGGGTTGGATGACCTTAATCTTATTTGGAAGATGATGGTTTATAGATTGTTTAATAATCCCGAAACCTTTACATTCCATCCAAAGAATATTAAACGGGATTTATTCAATCAAAACACTGAGTTTATTCCCTCCTACCGATGGAAAAATGGAATACCCGATTATGATGAGTATGACGAGCTGGAATTTGAAAAATTTATAAACGGGGTGCGAGCGAGCGGTCAAAACCCATTTACAAACGCTTATTTAATCAATTCAGCGTGCGCTCCCCACGAGAAACGGGATTATGTATATACACGTATTGCGCTGCCAGCCCTTCACGATAAAATTCCCGAAATTTACGATGTTATTACTAATTGCAGTACGGCTGAAGAGCTTATTGAAGAGCTTAACACTATACCAACTGTAGCGTCTTTTATTTCGCACGAGCTTTATCAGGATTTGACTTATATACCAAGATATACCAAACGTACCTTTATGCGTTTTGACCAAAACGACTATACCAACGTTGGGCCAGGCGCCAGCATAGGCATTAGATTGATTTATCCGAGCTTGAATACCATAAAAGAGCAGAAGCAGGCAATTTATTGGTTGAGAGATTTAGCTAAAAAAGAGCTGAAGGAAATTGCGGATAGAAGGGGTGAGAATTTTCCATATTTATATTGGAATAAGGTTTATGGTGAATATTATACAACGGGGGTTTGCAATATTACGTTACATCAGATTGAAATGTGGCTTTGTGAATTTCAAAAGTATTGGAAAATGCAGATAGGGGAGGGAAAGCAAAGAAGTAAATTTGTACCAAAAACAAAAGTATTATCGTTATGAAATTTTTGAAAGATTATCAGGAATTAGATTTTGACATCCAAATAATAGCGACCGAGCTTGATACATCCGTCAACCGCCTTTGTTACGTTAGTCGAAAAGAGCTGGAGGATGGTATTAGCATAGAGAATTTTGATAAGTTATTTGAAGAGATAGCGGAGGGGGGTGAAATAACGTCATTCACTAATGAAATATCCCTTTATGAATATTTATGCGAGCCGATTATTTTAGTTAGCAGAATAGACGAAAAAATGGTTGTATTTGATAGAACGATGCAAAAGAAGATTGAACGCAAAATTTTGAAGGTGGAGGATTAGAATATGAAAAGTTATGGAATAGAATGGGTTGGTGGAAAAACTAAAATTTTGAAAGATTTATTTGATGTTTTTCCGAAAGCCGATTGTTTTGTAGATTTATTCACGGGGGGGGGGAGCGTAGCGCATTATGCAGTTTTAAGTGGCAAATACAATAGGGTAATTGTGAACGATTTGAATTTAATGTCAATATCGTTTTTGAAGAACGCCATTAATGGCAGGTATCAAAATAAAAGAGCATATATATCAAGGAACGTATTTCATAAATTGAAGACTTATGACCCATTTGTAAGATATTTATGGAGTTTTGGTAGTAATGGGAAAGACTATATGTATGGAGAAGGTTATGAAGTAATAGAAAGGGCTTTGCATTATGTGCTTTTTTTTAATGATTTTAGGCTTCTAAATAAAATTGATATCCGTTTATCTTTGAAACTGAATAAAACCTTAAATAAGGTTGTAAACTATCAAGATAGGGAGAAAATAATAAGAAGTGTTAGCGGAAAGAGAATGTTGCACATTGAAAAATTGCGAAGGCTCAACAATCTCATTGAATTGAAAAATAAAAATATTAAATTCTATTCAACTCAATATGATTTAGTGCCAATTCCTGAAAATAGTGTTATATATTGCGATATTCCGTATAAAGGAACTTTTGATTATGGTATGGATTTTGATTATGAAAAATTTTATAAGTGGGCTAAAAATCAGAATAATATTTTTATTTCTGAGTATGATATGCCAAATGATTTTGTATGTGTTAAAAAGATTTATAAAGAATGTAGTTTTGCAAAAAATAACTCAAATCTGACAATTGAAAAACTCTTTATCCCTAAAAGATAATCAACTCATACTTTTTACAATCATACAAGCCGATTAGTCGTTAATCGGCTTTTTCAGTTATATAATGAGTAAAAAAAATATTAAGATGTCGTATTCAAAGGAATTAGATAATATATCCAAAACGCAGGCAGAGCTGGACGTGAAGCGGATGCTGACTATTGAGAAAGCGATGAAGAGCAGCAACCCCGATGATATTATTAGGGCTGGTAAGATGCTTCAGGAAATGGATAAGAATAATAGCGTACCAACGAAGGCTTATTTAATTGACCCATTACAATTTAATGCTAATTTGGGTTATAAGGATAAGCCGTATTCACTCACCTATACCACGCTGTTGAAAATGAGCAAAGTACCCGTGATTAACGCTATTATTAAAACACGAAAAAATCAAATTGCTGACTTTGCCGAGCCGCAGGAAAATAGATATTCAACAGGTTTTATTATCCGAAAGAAACCCAAGATGGGGAAAGAGCAGAAAATGACGAAGGAGGATGAAAAAACTGCTGATGCTATAACTAATTTTTTGATGAATGGCGGAAATACGAGCAATTGGAATAATGATGATTTTGATACCTTTATCCGAAAGATAACTAATGATTCACTTATTTACGACCAGATGACCTTTGAGATTATCCGAAACCGAAGGGGTGAGATTGATTCATTTAAGGCGGTGGATGCTTCTACTTTCCGAATTGCAGACTCATATTTCAGCGAGGATTACAAGAATGAATTTTTTAAGCGTTACGGCTCTATGGTTTGGGATGATAGGGCTGAATACGGCAAAAAGATAAATGGTTATTATCCCTCCTATGTGCAGGTTTATCAGAGTGTAAAGGTTAATGACTTTTATCCCTGGGAGCTTTGCTTTGGTATCAGAAACCCAAGCTCTAATATTCATTCTAACGGGTACGGATGCTCAGAGCTGGAAGAGCTGATAAACGTAGTAACGAGTATGTTGTGGAGCGATGAATACAATAGACGCTTCTTTTCACAAGGTTCAGCCCCGAAGGGATTTTTGAGAGTCAAGGGTACGAATAATGAATCAGCGTTACAGCAATTCCGTCAGCAGTGGCAGTCAATGATTACGGGAGTTATGCAGGCTTGGAAAACACCCGTAGTAGAAGCTGACGTTGATTGGATTGATATGCAAAAATCTAACCGAGATATGGAGTACAACGCTTGGTTAGAGTATCTGATAAAATTAGCTTGCTCAATTTACGCTATTGACCCAACCGAGATAGGATGGGATATTGCACGCTCAGCAGGCAGCACGGGAATGTTTGAGAGCAGTCAGGAGCAGCGACTGAAACATAGTAAGGATAAAGGATTGTATCCGTTATTGAAATTTATACAAAAGAAAATTAACCGCTATATTGTAGAGCAGATAAACCCCGAATTTGAATTTTGTTTTGTTGGGCTTAACGGATTAACTATTAGTGAAGAACTTGATATAGATATAAAGAAGGGTCAATCATTTATGACCATAAACGAATTGCGTGAAAAATACGATTTAGAGCCGCTGGAGTTTGGTGATATACCGAGTAACCCAACCTATATGCAGGCAAAGAGTCAGGCAGCTTTTGCCCAGCAGCAGGGAGGCGGTATGATGGGGGGAGGCGAAGATGAAGGTGGTTATGATAATCCCTTTGTTGGAGAAGGGGGAGAGGAAACCGAAGATGGAGGCGACTACAACCCCTTTGACGATTTAGGTGAATATGAGGAGGATGGAGAGGATGAAGAAAAAGCAGAGGATGATGAATTAGTAAAAGCATTTGATAACTTTCTAAAAAATAATGTAAAATGAATACAATGAATGAAATTGCAGCACCGCTGGTAAAAACTTTTGAAGAATATCTGCCAGCACCTTTTGAAGATGTCGTTTCTGCATCTGTTAAATATTATGGTTGGGCTCCTCTTGGAGTAGGCGAGGGGGATGAAGGATGGAGAATTATGCGTGAAAGCGTTACGGGGAATGTCACCAAACGTGAGTACGCTGAAGGCTCTATGGAATTCAAATTTGCTTGGAGCCAAAGAACGAGTTATAATTATTCACGTTAAAACCTTATAAAAATGGCTTTGAATTTAGGTCAGGTGGCGGGCTTGCATATAGGCAGCACCGCCCCAACTAACACTAATTTAATTTGGTTTGATAATACGCCAGGTGTAAACTTGCATAAGGTTTACGATTTCGGTTCAAGTCAGTGGGTAGTGCTTGACCAAAATATCGTAATATCCATTACGTATGCAAACTTGGTTATTTTAGCTCAGAATAGTCTGACGATTGGGCAGTGGTTTAAGATTACCGATTTGGGAAACCTGATGGCGATTGCCCTAACCGCTACCATCGTGCAATATACCGATATAACGGGCAATATTGTGTTAGATGATTTGGGCAATAGCAAGCAATATATTGTAACAACTAATAATCTGACTATTGATAACTTACACGGCATATTTAATGCAGGCACGCTAAATTTTGATTTCCAGCCTTATAATCCATCCCCCCTGTCTTCTTACCAATATCTGCTTGCAGAGGATAAGGTTGGCGGTTTATTGAGGTTTATCAAGATAAAATTTGCCGACCTACTTTCCAGTGATAATAATAATGCGCTGGCGTTTGGTAGTGATGGAGGCTTCTTTTTAGACTTAACAACCGCTATTAGCAACATATACGATATAGCAGGTGGCGTTGTTGCTTACGACACTTATATTCAGGATATAACTAACCTTTCAAGCCAAATAACTAATATAGCTTCATCCGTATCTAATTCCATTACAACATTAACCTCTTATATAAACACCGCTGTATCACCCGTTAATATCTACTCCAAGCGAGTGCCTAACGTAAACACTAATATTGCTCCATCCGACATTATTTCAAACGATACGCTTCAGACCATAGTCAATAAAACGCAAAGGTGGATAAATAATTTTAAGACCGCAAAGGGAATAGACATTGACCCAACTTGGGATAATAATTATAATCACGGATGGATAAATAATAACGATACTATTCAAACGGCTCTGCAAAAGTTGCAATACATTATGCAGCATTTTAGTTCAATAGGTTGTTTATCCGCTGGTTGGCATCCTGAAGACTATACGCAGCATATAAACAATTTAGCTGCTTTGGACAACTTTGATTTAGCCTTTGGAAAATTGCAGGGTAAGTTGAATCAGATTGGAGATATTGAAAATGGCGTTGTAACCTCTAAAAGCGGTATTACTACTTTGGGTTTGGGTGAAGGTACTATTATGATAAAAGATTCAACTTCATTATTTCCTGGATTTATTACAATTAATTCTAATAATGAAGGCGCATATATTTTTGACCGAGCGAGTTCTTTTGTATATAAAGGGGCTCTAACAAATAATGCTACTGGTACTTATGGCAGGAATATTAAATCAGGTGTTGCTGCTCTTTGTAAACAACATTCGGCACTTGTGGGTGAAATCTCAGCTGCAATTTCAGCACGTTTAGAAAAGCCGCAAACATTAACAGAATGGGCTACTATTTACACAAATAATATAGATATTTACGATGCTTTCTTCCAAGATTTAAGAGCAGACATGCTGTCATTAAAGACAACTTTTGTATTGCCTAATTTGTCTATTTATATGATAGGCGATGAAACATTCGTTCATATTAGCGACCCAAGTAATATCATCAGTAATGGTGATATATATTTGCCATCACAATATAAACAAGGCACGGGCGGCAGGGTAATTTTTTTGATAGTTACCGAAACAAACACACCTCCAACCCTTCAATCTAATGGAGGCTATATAGTAGATAATTTTGTTTCTCCTACCCCCTCATATTTACAAACATATCAATTATCTAATGGTGTTTTATATATGATAGTGGCTACTAATAAGAGATACAATAACGGCACAGTTTGGTACATTAAAAATATAGGATAATATTATGAAAGCGCAATTTTTTAGCAGTTATTCAATAGACATTATTACGGATGAAAAATTCCAAAATTTAGTTAGTTATAGAGCAGGCGAAATTGTAAAAAAAGCAAAAGAGGGAAGTGAAATTACTTCTGAAGATGCTTATCAGCAAGCCTTGAATGAATTATCCGAGATATACAAGGAATTTGATTTCACTCCTATTGATAAAACACAATATGGAGAATTTACATCCTTTGTACCTAAATATGAATTAAAGGATGGTAAGATTATTAACACTTGGGAAATTAAGGATAATACTAATGTCTCCACGATGCAGAATAAAATTGCAGAGATTGAGCAAAAGATAAAAGAGAGCGATGATAAAATAATTGCTTTTTGCGAAAGAGTTATAATGGGTGAAGATGTTACCTCTATTCAAAAGGATGCTGACAAGATAATTACAGAGCGTAACAATTACCGACAGAAAATTACAGATATTACTAATTTAATAGATAAAATAAATAAAAGCGATGGAAAGTAATTGGCTTCAAATTTTCTCATTAGTATTTGGTTCAGGTGGTATAGCCTATGGAGTTATAGTCCACTTTTTAACAAAAAAGAAGTTTGACCAAGAAGTCCGAAGCCTCAAAGCCGATGCGGATTTGAAGGGGGATAATTTTTGGAAGCAGAGATACGACACACTTCAGGGTGAGCTTGACTCCCGTGATAATTGGTGGAAGGAGAGATATGATAAATTGGATAAGGATTATGAAGAGGAGCGCAGAACGAATATTGAAATGGTTAAAAATTTTCGCTCTGAAATCAATCAGATGCGCACCGATTATGAAACTCAGAGGGATAGCGAGCGGCAAAGATATGATGCATTGTTAAATCAATATAGGGAATTTGAACGGGAGAGCGAGCGCAAAGAGCAGGAGTATAAATCACGCATCACTAAATTAGAGTTTATGTTATCTAAATATGAGCGCAAAATTGTAGGTTCAGATGAAAAAAAGTAATAAGGTTTGGGTGTATGTAGGTTTAGCAATTCTGCTGCTTGGCGGGAGCTTTGCAGCAGGATGGTATTTTAGCAAAAAGAATTTTGAATCAAAGATAGTTAAAAAAACAACCGAAATACGCTGGATAAAGGGAGAAACGATAAGAGATACTATTTATAAGCCGAAACCCTATGAAATCGTAAAAAAAGACACTGTAAACTATATTGAGATAATAAGAGATACGATAAAAGTTACGGAGCTGCTGGATGACTACTATTGCGAGCGTAAATACAATCTTGATTTTTCTAACGATACCGCTGGGGAGTTTAAGGTTGATTTATTAGTAAGCGAAAATCAGCTCATATCAGCCTCTTCTCAGATTACCCCTTACATTAAGACCATAACCGAAACTAATTATGTAGAATATAAGAAAAAGCTGGGATTTTATGCCCTCGCAGGTACATCGTTAATATTTAACACGCAGAAACTTGAATTTGGTTTTATTATCAAGGATAGGTGGATGCTTGGATTAACAGGTATAAGGTTGAAAAAAGAGTTTAACTATACGATTGATTTTGGTGTAAAATTTTAACGGGATATGGCGGCAAAGAGAGATAAACATTTCATAAAATCCCCGTATAAGGTAGTAAACGGGTATGAGGCTGAATTTATAAGGCAGTGGAATAAAAATACCTCTGAAGCTCTTGTTACTGTCGTTGAGTTTATAGCAAAATTAGTTGTTGACGAAAATAAAGAAATAGAGAAAAATGGATAGTTTGGAAGAATTAAAAAGACATAGACGGGTGCTTGAACGAAACTTGCAGAAGTCGTTTGGCGTTGACGATGAGCTTGATATTGAAAAAGCGAGAATGGTAGGCGATATTACTATTTGGGAAGGTAAAGCCTATGTTTGGACTGAGTATGCCCCTGGAAAATTTGATTGGCACGTTTTTAGTCCTAAAAACGTAGTTGTTGGAAAGGGTGTAAATGGTAAGCACGGGATGGCTTGTCTGAATAGCATTTATACCAGCATTGATAAAAATTACACTGATAAAAATAAGATGATGCTGAAACGCACCCCGAATGGAAATTGGCGACTGCATTACGACAATCAAGATACGGGGCAGAGTATTTATGGCGATGTTATCACCTCATCCGAGTTAGAGAAAGATGGTGTTTGCTACCAATCTAATATGGTAGTTGATAATTTTGATATGGTAAAAGACTATATGGAGTTTAATTCTCCTGACGATGTTTACTTTATTCAGATTATCAAACGATGGAAAGACAACAAGGATAAACCTAATGCCGATGCGTGGAAGGCTGGCGCACGGGCTGACGGAAGCTATCACGCAGGGGCTCAGTATCTGCAACACTACTTGGTTCATTCTTACGATGAATTGCAGGCATTGAAAAATCATATTGTAAAGTTGTGTCAATACAATAATGCCCGTGCGTATATGAGCATCAATACCCGTAGTCAGAGTCAAACTGAGGCTTATTTGCCGAAATTTACTCAGGGCAAAAATCCGAATGACCCAAGAGTCAAGAATGCAGAAGCGATTTTGTATGGTATGCCAAAGAGCGGTGCAGCTTGGAAAAACGAGCGTTTCAAAGTGCTTCTTGATATAGACGCCACGAGAGATACTCAGGCGAAGATGACGAATGGTAAGACAGTAAACGTATGGGATGAAACTGAAAGAAGGCTTAAAGCTGCCAATATTAAAGTAGCTTGTAAATACGAAACACCCAGCGGAGGTTTGCACCTTATACTGAATAATAAAAACAACCGAAATATACGTGATTTTTATAATGGATTAAAGGATTTTGACGGAGGCAAGAATTTAGGCACGGCAGCGACAGTTCATCCGTCTGAAGATGTTAAGATGGTACTTTATTCTAACGTAGAAACAGCAGGATATTAAAAATAAAATATATTAATGAAAAAAATGCGTTTGTAATATAACAGAGTTATTAACAACATAAAATATATAATAATTATGGAAAACTTTTTAGAAGAATTGAATGTTCAAAGACGTGCAACGATTGAAAACATAGAAAAATCGTTTGGAATTGATATAGAGAAAGCCCGTAGCGGTGTGTATGCAGATACGGCTGAAAACCGCAAATTAAATCGTGTAGGGCAGCATTACGGAGGGAGCAAGCAGGAGCAGCCTACCGCTGGGCAGCCTCGTTCAAAGAAGCAGAATGATGAACAGAAAGGTGGAAGCAAACAAAATCACGATGCTAATCCAAAGGCAGGTATTTACGACAAGATGAGTGATGATGAAAAGTTACAAATCAATAAGGTTTTGAAATTTGCAAAAGATAATGGTTTTAATGATATAAATAAGATTGAGATAAAATCTGATTTTAATGGAAGTGAAAAAACTTTGGATTTTTATTACGATGGTAAAAATATTGCTAATGTAGGCAAAAGAATTTCAGAAGAGACAGCCAAGAAAATAGGTTGGTTGAAAGAAGATGGTAATAAAGGTAGTAGCGGTGGCGGAGATAATGGTGGTGATGGCTCAAATAATAAATATGCTAATATGAATGACGATGAATTCATAAGGATGGCATTGAGTTGGGATACAAGCACATTACCAAAGAAAGCATTAAAGGATAAGAGTTTTATTGAATCAGTGAAGAAAAATGCTGATGAATATTATAAGGATAAAAGCACCAAAGAATTAAGGTCAGAGGTTAAAAGTCCTTACAATTTTTCAATTGATACTGCATCAGCAGCGTATGAATTGAAAAGGAGGGGAGATTTTTCTGCCATTGATGCAGTGAATAAAATACACGAAATAAAAGAAAATGTCCCTAAAAATTCATTGAATATTATGTCTGCTGTAAAAAATTACGGAGAGGGGAATGGTGGAGATTTTATCACAACAAAAAGGGGAATAAACGCATTGAAAAAACTCAGAAAGTCTGTTTCAGATTTTGCAAAAAATAATCCTCATTTTAAGATTGATGCTGATGTTGCCGAAGATTTGATTGAATTAGAAAATGATGAGTTTGTTAATATTTATGGAAAATGTAATGGGTTGGATGATTTGAAAAATTCTTTGGAAGAATATTTTGAAGTGTTACAAGAATACACTGGCGATGAAGATGAAGAAAGGGAGGAGCTTAAATTTGAAAAAGAATTGAGAAAGAGAAAGGATGACGCACAAAAGGATGTTATTGCCGCGCTTGAAGCAGACCAAGGTGGATTATTAGATGATGAAGATAGCAAGAAAAAAATTGAAGCAATTAAGCAGGCAGCCGCTGAATTTGTTGAGAAAAATCCCGATTTGAAAATTACTACTAATGGTTGGGAAACAATAGTTGATGGTCTGAATATCAATAAATACAAAAAGTATGATGGTTTTGAGAAGTTGAATAGTTGTATTGAAAACTATTTTTAATTATGATTTTTACCTTTGCACAAATACAGGACACCTTATCAATCCTGAAGCGTTATGAAATTTACTTTATCTTTAATCAACTTGGAGCAGATTTCCTGACGCAGCAGGATAAAGCGTTGCTTTTAGCCGCTGGGATAGATGTAAATAAATTTAAGAATAAGAATGGCGTGATTGAACACGCTTTTCTTTTTGGCTTATTGTCTGAAGCCCTTAACGATGCGAGGGCAAAAAATATGACTTATTCGCAGTTCAAAAAGTTTTTAGCTTCAGGCGGCTTTGTCCCATTAACGGAGGCTGAAAATTTCGCCTTACAGACTGTAAAACAGCGTGCCTATACCGATATAACTAATTTAGGTGCAAGGATGCGTAACAGCCTTCAAAATTCGTTATTGCGAAATAATCAGCAGCAGGCGGCAGTGGTTGCGCAGGTAATAAAGCAAAAAACAGTTCAGGCTATACAAAACCGACAAGGAGCGAGGCAGTTAGCCTCTCAACTTGTCAAGACCAGCAAGGATTGGGAGGTGGATTGGTTGCGTATTGCCTATTATCTTACGCATGAAGCGTTTAATTCAGGCAGGGCACAAAGCATATTGAAAAAATACGGCAAAGATGCGGAAGTGTATTTTGACGTTTACGAAAATGCTTGTGATAAATGTGCGGAGCTTTATCTTGAACCTCCGCACGATATAGGAGTAAGCGAGCCCAAAGTTTTTAAGCTAAAAGACATAATAGCTAATGGCAACAATATAGGCAGGAAGAAGGATGATTGGTTGCCAACTATTTCACCCACCCATCCTTATTGCAGATGCACTATCAATTACAAAAAGCCTAATGCCGATTGGGATAGCGAAACACGCTCTTTCACGAAGCTGAAAAAATATGTACCGAAAAACAAGAAGTTGCAGGGAGTTAAATTGAACATCAAAGTTAGTAAAGGATAAACGTAAATAAAAAAGTAAGATTATGAAAGATTTTCTAAATGGCTACAAACAGCAGCCTCCATTTTCTATTCAGGTTGAACCTACTGAGGGGTGTAACCTTGGCTGTGAATTTTGCGGTTTAAGAGGGGTTAAGGAAAACGGAAAGACACCTTGGAATTTTATGAGTGTTGAAACCGCTAAAAAGATTGCTTCTGAAATTAAACGTGTGGAGTGGAAAAGCAAGATAATATTTGCTATGCACGGAGAGCCGACATTAAATAAAAAGTTTTTTGAAATAGTATCTATTTTTAGAGAGCTTTTGCCAAACAATTCATTTCATATGTATTCAAACGGGTTTGGATTTAATCATGCGCAGGATGCGGATAAATATGTAGATGAATTATTTTCTGTTGGTATGGATAATATTATGATAGATTGTTATTCAGATAACGGAGATTGGAATTTTGTTAATAAATTAAATCGTAAAAATAGAAGCAAAATTGTCATGTATGAAACTGGTATAAAAATGTTTCCTGATAAGCACGATAAAAGAATTTTGCTTTTACCTCCAATACAAATGAGTGGGAATAAAACAACGATGCGTCTTGTCAATCATTCGGGGTGTGCAGCTCCTTTGGATATGTCTTATAATAATAAGCGTTGTACAATGCCGTTTCGTGAAATGAGTTTTAGATGGACGGGGGATGTAGCTATATGTTGTGATGATTTTCGTGGCAAATATCCTATTGCAAATATATGGGCAATGAAGATAGATGAAATTTGGAATCACCCTAATTTTCAGGCAGCAAGAATAATGCTTTATGATTACAGACGTGATTTTGGAGTTTGTAACGGATGTACTAACATAAGTATGAGAGTTGGTTTTCTACCTGATTCAAGCGGTCAGGATAGTATGCCGAAACCGAGTGAGGAGGTTTTGAAGTATGCTAATGATGTATTGAAGAATAATAAGGGTTTATCTGATATTGTTTTAAGAGATTGGGAGTTATGAAAGTACTGATAATTCAACCGCATAGTGATGATGCTATTTTAAGTTGTTCAAAATTTATTTTTGATAAAGATTTTAGTGCAAAGGTTTTGACTGTAGAATATAATGAAGTTAGATTAAAGGAAGATGAGAATTTGTACAATTTTATCAAAGTAAAACAAATTAGCTTAAAAACAAAAACTAAATGTGAAAGCTATACCGATTTTTTTAACGAGTTTGGGAAGGGTGCTGTTTTATCAGATGAAAATGTAATTCCGTTTTACGAGAAAAGAATTGGTAAAAAAAATATTGAAAAGTTGAGGAATGAATTATTATCCAAAGTAAACCGATATATGGACTTTGGATATATGATTTTATGCCCTATGGGTGTTGGACATCCCTACCATTATTTTGTACGTTATTTATTACGCACGATAGAAGACAATTTTATCTTTTATCGTGAATTTCCACATTCATATAAGCGTAAGGCAAAAGAGCAGTTTGAAAATGAAATGTCTAATATGGAATTGCTTTGCGAAAATTCCGATGCGGAGATAAATTCAATTAAATATAAAATTGCTCAAAAATTCTATAAGACTCAAAGCGGTTTTTTCTTTTACGAGCAGGGGAATATTCAAAAGTTATATCCTGAAGAGTTCTATGTTAAGGTAAGTAAAAAGAAACATATTAAGATATATGTAATATCAAAAGACCGACCGAATGGAAAAACATTTGATATTCTGAATAAAGGCGGCATCCCCTATACCGCAGTAGTAGAACCGCAGGATGAAGCTAAATACAAGGATTTCGGACATAAAAATGTGCTTGTATTGCCCGATAACGATAGAGGGGTATCATACGTAGTTAATTTCACTAAAAACCTGTATGACGGCTTTAATCCCCTTATTATAATGGATGACGATATTTTAGATTTCTGTTATAATTTAGATGGTATCCCAAGACTTGGTCCAACGCTTACTAAACACGATGATATTGCGAGATTTTTTGAAGAACTGAACGATGAGATATGCAATACCGATTTTGATATTGGTACTCTTGGCAAAAGTGCGTTTGATTGGAATAATGAACACCCCGTTACTAAAATAGCCTATCCTGGAAGCAAGACAAATTATTCAGGTGTAGTAGTAGTCACGATAATTAACAGCCCTAAACTATTGGAGTTTGATTTAGATGAGGAGTTATGTATTAAGGGCGATGTCGATTATTCTTTGAAGTGTATGTATTTAGGCTTAAAATATGCAAAGTTCATTCGTTATGTACAACATACGAAAATGAATAAAGACGGAAAGCAGAAAGGTGGATTGTCTGAAACTTATAAACAATCTGATAGAATTGAAAAAGCTCATAAAATTCTATTAGAGCGTTGGCCTGATAATGTTTCAGTTGACGAAAAAAAATTAAAAATACAAGGTGTCACCGAATTAAAAATAAAATACAAGGTATCAGAAAATACCCCGTCAGTTATAAAAGAATTGAAGAAGAAAGTAAATTTTTAGTATTATGGCAAAAGATAAGATTTTAGAAAAAGCACAACACAACGTAGGAGATTTACACCCTAATGGTTTATGGAGATGGACTGACCTTGGTAATGGTAAATTCGATTGGAAGAGTAAAGATGGTAAATATTGGAAGGGGAAGAATGCTCCAGCTGCCCCAGCAGCCCCGACCGCTGCACAAACCGATACTAAACCTGCTGCTGATGCCGCTCCTGCTGCTGCATCCGCTACTCAGCAGCCAGCCGCTCCCGTAAAAAAGCCGTATGATGCACCGAAACCGAAGGTGGTGTATAGAAATACACCTAAAAATTTGTATGGTTATGCTTATGAAGTACCTGAGGAATGGGAGGCTAAAAATAGACAAGGGCAAAAAATCACACAAAAGCGTGAGGATTATCGTAAACTTTTTTCAGATAAAAAGCAATGGGATGACCAAAAAATTATTGATATTATAAACAATCCTAACCTTAAAAATCCGAATGTTCAGCAGCTTGCTTGGGAAGAGGCTATTGGACGTGGCATTCCCGAAGATAAAATTAAATTAACCTTCACTTTGAAGGGCAAATGGGAGAATGAAGCCGATAAGTGGAAAAAGATGCACCCCGAAAAAAATGAAATAGATGATTTATTCGGAAGCTCTTACAATAGTGCTATTGGCAATTTTGATGTTGAAAAATATAAGCAGTTATTCCCGAAGGGTGATACGGGCTGGATGAATAAAAACGATAATCGTGTAAAGAAAACATTTCATAACTTTGAAACGCTTACCGATAGACAGCAGTTTGATGCGGTGTTAGATTTAATGAAACGTGAAGACCCATATTATTTTAACACTGAAGACCAATTAGCTGCATTACGTATTCAGCTTGATGGTTTTATTGAACAGCCTCAGGGTAAGGGTTCAGCAATGTTTGTTTCTACTGGTGGTGCTGGTGCAGGTAAAACAACCGCTTTATTAGATTTGCTTAAAAGTGATGCGAAGCACGTTTATGACCCTGATAAAGATGAAAGTCCGACTGCTGATGACGTTGATGCCGTTATTTTGGAAAGCGATATTGATGATGAAAAGGATTTTTTTGAAACGCTGAGAAAATATAATGGCAAGATAATTATTTTTGATGATAAGGATAAGGCTCTTGTTAGTAACGCTACCAAATTGAAGAGTGCGTTGAAAAATATTGCTGACTCTAATCCTAAAATGCGTTTAATTCCTGGCAAGGATGGCAAGCCTGAAAGATTTACGGGCAAACTTATATTCATTACAAACAAAACCTTTGATGACCTTATTACCGATGAAGACAAGAAGGCTATTTTTTCACGTGCAGATAAAAACGACATTCAATTTACGTTGAATGAAAATCTTGAAGTGCTTGAGAATAGATATGAAAAAATGGGCGGCAGATATGAAGAACTTACGCCACAACAAGAAAAAGAGTTGCGTGAAAGCGTTTACAATCTGATTATAAATAACGTAGAAAAGATTGACCCGTTCAAGTTTACGGTCAGAAAGTTTACCGAGCTTATGAATTTAGCCGTTAGAACTGTTAAGGGAAAGAAAAAGAGCGTTATGAATGCTGATTTTGATGCAATGTTTGGAGGCAGCAGAAATTCAAAAGCATTGGATTGGAAAAAGATGGCTTTGCGTGAACTTAATAAAGGTGAAAACGATATTTTTGAAAAAGCTAACAGCGCAGAGGTGATAAAAAATTTATCCAAAGATGATTTGAAACGCTATAAAACACGCTACAAGAAAAATCCAAAGGAGTTTGAAAAGATGTTTGGTAAAAAATTAGTTGATGCTCTTTTAGATAACGATGACGATGACGAAGTGGTTAAGGCGATTATTGATGACTTTGGAGAAATGAGCGTAGAGGATGCAGAAAAATTATTGCTTTTCTAAAAACAATAAAAGTTAAGATTATGTCTGAAAACTTACTTAAATCATTAGACACGATAGCCCTTGGACACTCTGAGGGCTATGTTTCTACCGATATGTTGGTTAAGGCTTGTAATACCTATAAACAGCGCACTGGATTTGAAGACGATTATATGTACCAGCTTATACTCTCCAAGTCCCTAAATGACCAATTAAACGGCTTGGAACAAGATACGGAGCTTTGTAAGGCTATTGTGCCAGGAGATACGAAAGTTATTGATGGAGTTCTTTATGTTTGGTCACGTACCAAGTCAGGCTCCCAAACGCAGTACGCTTGGCACGTTGCTAACAAAAATATAGGCAGGGGCAGTACACTCCCACCCAAGGTAATTGCTGATTTAGAAAAGCAGGTTAATGATATGTTTCCGATTGACCTGAAATCCCTTAAAGTAATTAAACAAAATATAGGCGGCAGCACGGGAGCGGAGTTGGTAGAGGATGTTAAGGGCAATCAGTATATAAAAAAGAAGGGTACTAACAGAAATACAAACAATGACCACGTAATCAATGAATATTTAGCTAATCAGCTTTATAGCATTGCTGGCGTAAAAGTGCCTAAATATCAACTTTATGATGATAATGGTACTGCTGTGCTTCTGAGCAAATTTATTTATAATGCACGTCCATTTAATTCAAACGATTATCAAAAACTCAAAGACACGTTTATTATTGATTGTTTGTTTGCTAATTGGGATGCTTACGCTAATAACGATAATTGCTTGATTGATTCAAAGGGCAATGTTGTACATGTTGATAACGGAGGTACTTTGAATTTTCGTGCGCATGGTGCTCAGAAGGTATTTGATGGGGATATTTTATCCACGTTCAAGTCCATGCAGATAGCCAATAAATCACTTGCAGACGTATTGACTGATGACGATGTTAAAAAGCAGATAGCAGAGATTAGGAAAAAGAAGGGTGATTTAGTTGGATACTTAAAGGAGGTTGGTGAAGATGAATTGTCTAAAACTATTGCGCAAAGAATTGACAATTTAGATGATATTATTAACGATATTGATGCAAGAAAGAATTTTGGAAAGCGCAAAGTTTTACCAAGAAAATTGATGCCTGAAAAGGATATGTATCGTGAATTTACCGAGCAGGAGTTGAACGATGTTTGGGATAAGATTACGAAAATATGCCGTACCGATGACCCATTTATGAAGATTATGAAAACTGAGCCTGGAACTGGCTGGTTAGCTATTTCTGAGGTATGTAAGATGAGAGGTTTTAATGCGAGAGGTAAGGTTGTTTCAGATAAAGAATATTGGGATGTAGTTGATAAGGGAATTAAAGATGGTAAATTTGTGCAGATTTTGCGTGGACTTTCCCCCGATAATCGTAATAATAGCAACAAGGGCAAAATAACGATTGAGGAGGCGGTTGATTCCCTCTTATATCAAGATAAGTGCTACTATGGTACCCAGGGGGTATATGGTGGTGGAGTTTACGCTCATATAAATGATAATAACGATAATATAAACAATCAAACTAAATCTAATTACGATAAAACTGGAGCGTATAAACACGCTATAAAGTATGCGCATGACGGAGGTGTTGGATTAGGTGCTATTGTTAAAATGGCACTGCCTGACGATTTCGCTATGGCGGAATATGACGATATAAAAAATGAGGTTTTGAATTTAGTTGCTACCGATAAGATAGCGGTGAATAAGTGTGAGGGGGAATTGAATGCTATTGACAGCAAATTAAATGCCATAAACAAGAGTATAAATAATTACAACAATAAAGTAATTGAAGATACTTATAAGGATATTCATTATGACGAAAAAGCTTGGAAGGCTTATTCTATTGTTGAAGAAAATACCGATTGGGGGGCTGTAAATGCGTTTGGCGATAGGGACATCCCGAAGTTTGATGATTTTGTAGGCAAAGAAATGGCTGGACTTATTAAAGCTAACGGAGGTACGATAACTCAAAAAAAAGGTGTATATGTATTTACGTTGCCTAATAGCGATGAGGAGTTTTCAATATCTAATTATCAGTACGATGGGCCAAGCTCTATAAAGAGAAAAAATAACGTGTTGCCTCATTATAATTATGCGGTTAGCAGATTTAATGATTGGTTTGAAAGAGTGCATGTAAAGTTTGCGCAAAAAGCAAAAGAGGATGCGTTGTCAAATTCTAATGTCGGTATGCAGAAACTTATGGACAAACGAAGCAAATTAACTTCTGAGCGTACAGCTAAAAGCAATGAACTTGATGAGCTCAGAAACCCGACTAAAAGTTTAGATGTAAAGAAAAATATCTATCATGCCATTTATGACTCTTATAAAAACAAATACAGAAAAGAGGGATTGGGTTTATATGCGGCATTAAAGGGGTACGATGGAATACACGTAAAAGATGGTAATGGTGAAGGAAATGGATTTGTTGTAATCTTAAACCGAAGCAAGTTAATAATTAATGATAATGTAAATTGGAATATTTAGTATTATGAGTCAGATTGTATCAAAGGCGGCTGCTAATTCAGCAGGATATTTATTTTTGAAAAAACCGAGTAGATATATTCCATTTAGTGGAGATTTCCCAATTGTTAAGGAATATCAGCAGAGCGAATGGGATAAAGAATTGTACGGCAAAATGATGCTGGAGGATTGCTCCCTTTGGTTCAGGGAGTCAGTAGCTATTGCGCAAAATATGGAAGCTATTGAAAGCGGTTTTATAGATTACTTGGAGAATAGCGGTTATTTAGGTGATTTTTTCAAATTAGAAAATTCAAAAAAAGCCGACCTATTAACAAGGTATATGGATAAGAATTGCATCACAATGGCACATTTGAATATTAAATCAATAGATAATCTTTTTTAGAAATGGAAGCAAAGAATTTTAATTTTTGGTGTCCCGTTGAAATTCAAAAGTCCGAGCTTGACCCATTGACGGGAAAGCCTAAAAAAATGAAGCTTGGGGGAATTGCCTCTACTGCTGATGAGGATAGCGATGGAGAATTTTTGGACCCAGCAGGTTTTGATATTTCCCCTCTTGTAGAAAGGGGAGTGGTAAATTGGCATCATCAGGCAAAGAATGACCCAAGCGCCATTATAGGAGAGCCGATAAATGTTAAGATTGATAAACGTGGTTTATATCTTGAAGCAGACCTCTACCCTGATAGCAAGATTGCTAATGACGTTTATAATTTAGCCGAAACGCTTGAAAAAAATAGCAAAACGAGGCGGCTTGGTTTTTCTATTGAAGGTAAGGTGTTAGAGAGGGAGAGCGATGACAAGAACGACCCAAGATACAATCACGTTAAGAAAGCGGTGATAACTGGCGTTGCTATTACCCATATGCCCAAAAATCCTAAAACTTTTGCAAATATTATAAAGGGTGAAACCGATACAGATATAGAGGATATGGATGAGCATGAAACCGAAGAAGCTCAGCCGCAGTTAAATTTTTTATCCAAAGGCGAGGTTTACGATAGAATTTTTCACGACATTCCAGGTATTAGCATTGATAAAGCAATACAAATAGAAAATTTAATAACAAAACTTTCACGTATGAAAAAGAGAATGATTACAAATGAAGACATCGAAAAGGCTTATGAAGCCTTGGGCTTGGAAAAAGCAGACGATGACGATGATTTTGGCAAGAAAAATCCCGAAGCGGAGGATGATGAAAATGACGATGAAGCTGAAAAGGCTGAAGAGGTAGAAGAAGAAATGGAAGAGGAGGTTGAGGAAAAAGAGCCTAAAAAAACCGATAATAATGACGATGAAGACGATGAGATTGAAGAGGGCTGTGGCATCAAGAAAATCAAAAAGTCTGAAATCTCAAATATTTCAAAGGCTATTGCAACATCCCACGCCATTAATGAAAAATACTTCAAAGCTATTGGAAGCATAATTAAAGATAATAATTCAAAATTCACGGCTTTGGAAGAGCTTGTTAAGGCTCAGGATGAAACTATTAGTGAATTGCGAAGTGCGATTGAAGCCTTTGGAGCTGAAGTCCCTGCCCCTAAATCTATCAGCCACGCAAGACCTGTGGAACGTGCATTCCAAAAGGGTAATGACACAGAGCCGATGGGCGGTGAAGCTGGCAATGTAAACGCTTTGAGCATTAGCCGTGATAAGCGCAAAATCGTGGACATCCTTGACCAAGCAACATTCGCAAAGGGTTATGACGCTCAATTCAGCCATGCCTGTACGCAGTTTGAAAGCAGTGGAATTATGCCTGCTGATGTTGCAAAGAGATTGCAGACCGAGTTTGGAATCCAAATTACAAAATAATTAACCTTTATAAAACAATAAAAGTATGGAAAGATTATCAATCAATTTATCCGATTACGGATATGCAGCCGACCAGCCTGGTTCATTTATGGGCGTTGGCAGTAGTGAAAATCTTGACCAACTTAACAAGGCTCTCGCAGCTGAGCAGATTACTGGCCGTGATACCACCGACCTTACGACTGCCAGCGGTGCGCCTTTGAAAGTTGAGTCATTGGAAAAAACCCTCAAGCACCTCACCTTCCGTGAGAGTGATATTCGTCTTTGGAAAGACATCCCGAAAAAGCCTGCCTACAACACTGTTGAAGAGTACAATCAGCAGACGTCATATGGTGCCAATCGTGGAGGTTGGAACCGAGAGGGTGAGCTACCTGAAGAAGAGGATTCAACATTCGTGCGTAGAGCTCAGTTGGTTAAGTATCTTGGTGTTACCAAGAGCGTTACCCATCAGATGCAGCTCGTTCACACGATGGTAGGCTCTATTATGGAGCGTTCTATTAAGGATGGTACAATGTGGATTTTGCGTGCCTTGAATCAGGGCTTGTATTTCGGCAATGAAAAAATTGTCCCTGAGCAGTTCAACGGCTTCTTGGCACAGCAGCAGCAGTCTGACGCTTGGGCTAACTATGGCGACTATATGAATAGTGAAAACGTCATTGACGCCCGTGGTGCTCAACTTGCAGAAACTCACATTGAGAGCGGTGCTAATAGCATCGTAGAGAATTACGGCTTGGCAACTCAGCTTTATGCCCCGCCCGCTGTTTTAAGCAATTTTGTGAAAAACTTTTATGGCAACAAGTTCATTGTGCCGAATAGTCCTTCACTTGAAAAGGGTATTATGGGTCAGCGTGTTCAGGCATTTGACTCTCAGTTCGGTCAGATTGGTTTGAATCACGACATCTTTTTCAAGAAACTGCCCTCCAAGACCAGTGGTTCAGCCGCTACCTCGCAGAAAGCCCCCAACGCTCCTTCTATCACTGTTGCAGCTGTTACAACGGATGCAGCCGCTAAATGGGCTTCTATTGATGCTGGTAATTATTACTATGGTGTAGTCGCTCTTAACCGCTTTGGTGAAAGCTCTATGGCAATTTCCGCAAGCCCTGTTGCAGTTGTTGCTGGCGGTGCTGCTGATATTACTATTACCGATGGCGGTGGTACTTATGGAGCTACTGGTTATAGAATTTACCGCACCCGTAAGGATGCCGCTAATACCACTGAATTCTTCCCGTTGTTTGAGGTATCTGTAGCTGATGTAGCCGCTGGTTACGATGGCGGTCAATCAGGTACTCCTGGCGATGTCCGCGACCGAAACAGATTTTTGCCCGATTGCGACCAAGCAATGCTTTTGCAGTTTGACAACGAGGTTGTGGAGTTTGCTCAGCTTGCTCCTCTTATGAAGATGGATTTGGCTGTGCTGTCGCCTGCCTTCCGCTTTATGATTTTGCTTTATGGTACCCCGTTCTTGTATGCCCCTAAGAAAATGGTGCGTATTATCAACATTGGCCGTAACTAATTGTAAAGCGAATTTTGAAAATAGGGAGGGGGTTGGAAAATCTGCTCCCTATTTTTGTTAATTAAAAACCTAAAAAAATAAAGTTATGAAAATTAAGACTGAAAATATTAAAAATGCAAAATTGGTAGTCCCGATTGACGGGCTGATTGAAATTGATGCTAATGGTATTGCAGATGTTAGCGAGAATTGTGCAAAGATAATGGTTGAAAAAACTAATTCTTGGAAATACGCAGAAGCTGAAGCAGAAACCGAAGCAGAGGTATCAGAGCCTGAAGCCGAAGCGGAAACCGAAGTAGATGAAAGAGCTGAATTTGAAAAAAGCATCAGACTTAAAAAGTTTGACGAGCTGAAAAAGTTTGCCATTGAGTCAGGATGCGATGAAAACGAGGTGAATTCAATTACTACTAAAAAAGCTATGGTTAATTACCTGCTGGATAAATTTGACAGCGAGGAATAGGCTAAAAACCCATTGTATAGCTATGGATACACTGTCCTTAAAAATACCCTATAACATTAATTCGGAGATTATCATATCACCGAGCGAATTGATAGAAAACTATCTTTTTGCCATCCCTCTTTGTTCAAATGACGGCAGACGGATTTCCACTAACGCTCTACAGCAGCACATCTTGGCCGCTCAGCGTAACGTAGAAAATCTGTTAAATATCAAACTAAAAAAACAAGTCATTGAAGAGAATAGGGATTTTGAACGTCAGGATTTTATGTCGTGGGGTTTTATACGGACAATGTATCCAGTGGCTTACATTGATAATCTTGAAGGTTGGATAAATGACGTTTGTCAGATTACCTACCCGAAAGAATGGTTGAGCATAAAAAAACAGGAGCAAACAGCCGTATATCGTAATGTTTACCTTATACCTAACACGGGAAGCAAAGAGGGGGCGCATATGACTCAAAATTCTTTGATATATAATGGTATTAGTCCCCATCTTGGATGGTTTGGGCAGAACTATATACCAAACTATTGGCGCATGAGGTATATTACGGGATGGGATAAAGTGCCTGCTGATTTGCTTGATTTCGTGTGTAAGTTTGCAGCTATAAATGTTTTGAATATTATTGGTGATATTCTATACGGGGTGGGGCTTGCCTCTATTCAGCTATCATTAGATGGAGTTAGTCAATCTACACCTCTTACACGCAGTGCTCAGGGCGGCTTGTTTGCTGGGAGGGTTAAGACCTATATTGACGAGCTGAATAATAGCCTGCCTTATTTGAAATCTAAATATCGTGGAATTTCATTTGAAGTGTTATGAGTGGAATATTACTGCCTGAGGTTGTTATTTATGATTTGCTTACGAAAATTGTAAAATTTTTGCGTGAGGATTTGAGCAGTAATGCCGACACCGATACTTTTTTGTATAAGATATTAGGTGTTGATGAGGCTGGAGAGCCTATTAAAATGAACCTCTATAACTATTTTACTCAGGCAAAGAAGATGATTGAAAATCCGCAGAATTTAAGCGTTAATTTTGGCTACAATATTAAAGTGGCTAAATTAGCATCGTTGCATATCCTACTGCCCAATGAACGTGCAACAAGTCCGATAGGGGAGGATGAAGGATATATAGAGGAGGATGTTTATGAGGATGGTGAAAAAATAGGGGTGCAACAATATCTGTCTCAGATGTTTGAAAGCACCTACCAAATAATGATTACTTCAATGAATAACGTAGAAGTGAATGTAATCTACAATATCTTGAAGTCAATGCTTTTAGTTCTTGTACCGCAAATAGAATTGATGGGGTTGCGAGTGCCTACATTTTCAGGTAACGATATAGTGATGCAGGATGATTTAGCGGAGGTGCCAATATTTCATAAGGTATTAAACATCACCTTTAAGTATGAACATATTGTCCCTAAATTTGCGGTTGAAAAGATTGCAAAAAATATCAAAATCGTATTGCGACCGATAGAAAACAAATGAAAACAAATATTATAAAATAAAAAAATAAAAATTATGGCAACAGTAGTAAATTTTTTCGGCAGACGCTGTATTGAGCCTGGCTCTTATGCCGCTATGAGATATTCTCCTCATTCGGTGGTAAACGTAGCGGAATTTGGTAATGTTATGATTATTGACACAGGTTTATCCCTTGACGACCACAATAGCGATAACGCTCAAGTGGAGTTTGCAGGAGGGGCTGGCGTTATGGGAGTCAACGCTTCAGGCATTAAATCTGTTTATGCCTTTGATAACATTACCGATTTTGAGAACTTTATGGGTGGTGGTTTAGTTACCGATATTGCCCGTAAGATTTTTACACCAAGAGAAGGTGTTGCAGGTGCGCCCAAGCTCTATTATGCGAGAGCAGCAAAAACAAGCCCAGCTGAAATTTCAATCAATAATGGCGACATATTGCTTAAATGTAAAAATGAGGGTACAGTTGGTAACGGCATAATCGACAGCGTAAATAGTAAGCTGCAAGTTGGTTATAGTGCTAAAATCGTAGCAGGCACGATTGACCCAGCTAAATTTAAGCTGCAAGTTCGCAAAGGCACTTATGCTGGTACTGACAAAGATGGCGAAGCGTTTAACGGAATTGCTTGGGGTGATGCAGAGCCTATTGTTATTTATGAAAGCGGTGAATTTACTGATTCAAGTGAGCTTTATGACGAAATGATTCATAATCAGAATATGGTTGCTGAATTCAAAATAGAGTTTACTAATAATAACCCACTTTCTCTTCAATCTGAGACTTTGAGCAGCGGTGGTGTTACTATATTTGATACACAATATTATTCAGAAGTTTTAGAGGCGGTTGAAGAAATGGATATCACTTTCTTTTTATGCACTAATTTGAAAGTTGATAAGGCTACTGATTCAGATAGTAATGGTAAATTATTTACGTTCTTGAAGACACGTGCTAAATATACCGAGTTTATGTTTGTGCCTGGTGGTGCTGATAAAAATGAATTTGCTACAGCAGCTTATTCAAGCAAGTCCACAGCCGCTTATTACAATTCTAATCAAGTAGTGGTGGTGCATGGCGCCCCTGAGGTTGATAGAAAGGATGGTAATGGTACTAAGACGCTTTACCCGATTTATCTTACTGCAAGCATTATGGGAATGAACGCTGGTTTAGCACCTCAGACACCGCTTACCTTTAAGCGTGTTGGGTATGAGGCATTTAATTATGACTTGACAAGAACTGAACGTGAAAATGCTTTGAAATGGGGTATTATGCACGTTAGAAATGTTAGCGGTTATTGGTGTGTGAATCAGGGTATAAACACTATTCAATATCCCGATAACTTGCAGACGTTGAATCAAAATTCAGAGTCATTTGAGCTCTCAATAGAGCTTATAAAGGCTCAGATGAATAAAGAGATTACCATGGACGCTCAGAGAAGATTTACGGGGCTTACAGCAGCTCAAGCCTCTCCTGCATCCGTTAAGACTTTCACCGAAACTAAATTGAATAGCTTTGTAGCTGAGGTTGGTGCGGATAATCTTATCATTAGATGGAGAAACGTGACTGTAACTGTAAATAATAGCGATTATACTATTTATTACGACTTTGTGCCGAATGTGCCCGTGAATAAGACGTTCTTCATTGGTAATATTTTAGATTTCACACTTTAATTAACATTAAAAAATAAAGAGTTATGGCTAATAATACAAGAGTAATGACAGCACCGCTTGCGGTGATTAAATTCAACGATATTCCGATTGGCAAAATGAAGAATTTGCGCATCACCGAGAATATCAGACGTGGACGTGTTTCGGGTATTGGAAGGCTTTGCCCGTCTGAACTGCCTGCTGTAGAATGGAGCGGCTCTTTGTCCTGCTCATCTTATAGCATAAATTTCAACCTCTTGGTGAATAAGTTAAAAACAGGCACTTTCAGAAACCTTGGCAACGTAACGGATTGGGCTCACGCTATTCTGCTTCAGGAAGATGGGCTTCAGGTTGATATTTTGCGAAAGGTTAAGGATGCGCAGGGTATTGACCCCGATACGGGATTTGTAAACGTGGATTATAGGGTGTTTGCTACTGTAAAGGGAGCGTTTGCAACAAGAGAGGGTTTTGATATTCAAGAAGGGCAGATTTCAGGGCGAGATAGTGAATTTGAATATCTTGAACCCGTACTTTATGACCCAGCCGATATTAGCGAGGATAGATAATGTTTTGCGTTTATCAGCGAACAGTTATTATTAAGGGTAGAATGCAAAATTTTACCCTTAATTTTTTTTTATTATGGAAAACGAAAATGTAATTGAAAGAGCAAAGAAGTTTAAGGTTGGAGAAAAAACCTTTGTTGTAAATTTCCCTAATGTGGGTCAGTTGATTGATATTGAAAGTATGAAGCAGGCACTTACTAATGGAAGATATGGTGCTATGGCTGCAAGTGGAATTTTCAGTGCTTACATAATCCTTGATGTGGTTGACGCTATTTCGTTCTTTAAGGTTTGTGTCCCTGAATTTGCGCAGTATTACAATATTCAAAACTATACGAATATGAATAATGAAAAGATGAAAGAGCTGACGCAGATTTACAGAGACGAGATAAAACCTTGGTACGATAGTATTTTGAAATCATTATCAAGCATTACCAATGAACAAGGCGATTAAGAATTTTTTGATTGATTGGAATAAATTTCCGATTGATTACTGGTGGCGGCATAAACATAATGTCGCCTTTAATTCTACCGCTCATAGGGAAATGTCTTGGATAGATATGGCAATTGAATATCGTGAAGATATAGAGATTACCAAAGAATTAGAAGGCAGGGATAGAGAGGAGGAGGAAATGCAGGAGAGATATTTTGGAATTGGTAAGAAGGGGGTAAATGTAGTGAAAATGACTCAGGCTGAAATTGATGAAGATTACGATAATTTAGATTTAAGCAAGTTTAGCAAAGATGGGGACAACTAATATAAATATTCAGGGCATTCCAGCGTCAGGAGGCGGTGGAAATAACGGGGGTGGTATAAATACCCCTCAGGGAAATAATCAGCCTCAAAATGCTGGTATAAGTGCTGGAGCTACATTAGGCGGCAATACGGGTGGAGCTTCAATGCTACCATCTAACGAGAGAATGATTGAAGATATACGTAGGGAAATGCGGCAAAGAGGCGTCATGCTTGTGCCAGGCTCTCAAAGTATGCACAAGATTATTGATGAATATACGCAAAGTCAACGTAAAAGCGCAAATCAAAGCATTAACGATAAATATGATGCTTTGAGCAGTGAATTAAAGAATAGTGAAAAAGAGGCTTTGGAGCAACGTAAAAAGCAACGATTAGCCAATGCGTATATAAATTACAGACGCACTGCTGCTGATACTCCTGACCTTGATGCTAATTTTGAATTTTCTCAGTTTTATGCTCAGGCGGTTCAAAGGAATAAAGAAGATGAGGCAAGAGTTGAAAGGGGGGGTGGAAAGAACGATGATTTGTTAAGAAAAGCTGAAGAAGAGAGGTTGGCTGTAGATAAGGAGTTGGCCGAACGGATGAGGCAATTAACCGCTTATTTTGAACGGGAGGCTGAATCAGGGGCGCCACGCTCCTACCTTGGGCAGCTTAAAGAGGAGAGAAAGCAATTGATATTAGAACGTGATTCAGCTACAACTGAAGAGGAAGCTATTGCTGCTCAAGCGAAAATTAATGACGTGAACAGCAAGATTTCACGTGTTATGAGCGGAAAGAAAAAGGATGATTTTGATGAAATGCGCACTTATATGATGACTCAAAATATAAGCGGTGCTTTTTCGTCATTACAACAAGGTGATTTAGTTGGTGGAGTTGGAAATTTTGCTAACGCTGCTGTTTTAGCAAGTGGTATGGGTAAGGTTGCAGCCCGTAGAGCGTTAGGCTGGATAGGTTTAGCGATGGGGGTGTCGAAGGGTATTTTAGATAGTGTCAGAGAGGGGGATGATGTTTCAGAACTTTGGGCTATTCTTGGTGGTGTTGGTGGAGATTATTCAAAATTTCAAGTTGATGAAAAGGCAATAGAGCCGTTTGTAGGATTATCATATACAGATTTGGGAATGGAGTTAAAAGATTTTTCTCAAGCAGCTATAAACTATTCCGTAGCAGGAGGTGTTAGAAGTGGAAATTGGAAAAATCAAACATTAGCCTTATTAGCAACGGAAAGAGATATTGGGCTTCAAAGAGGAGAGCTGGCGGCATTGACTAAATACAGCAGAGGTGCAGTTGGTAAATCTGATTTTTTTCAGCCTGCTTATGCTATGGGCAGATTGACTGGTAGTTTTGAAGGTTTTACGACAAAAGATAAATCTAATGCAAAAACTGTATTAAATGCTTATGAATCAATTTTACAATCTTATAGTGGTAGAAGTAACTCATTAGCTAATATGGTACCAGCCGCTAATTTGCTTGGGACATTAGCCGCTAATTATAATGGTGACGAAAATTGGTCATCTAATTTATTTGATGAAAGAACTATTAGCGATATTCAAACAATTCAAAATATGATTCAAAATCCTGCTAACGATAGAATGCAGGCATTGATTTATGGAGAAGTTGGAAAAATACTGGGGACTAATGATTTGTCTAAAATTGATAGATATATCATAAATCCTGAGAACGAATTAGAGATAATGCAAAAAGTTGTTAAGAAAATAACCGATTTATATGGTGGTACTGACACTGAAATGGGTTATTTCGCATTTAAGCAGCTTTTGCCAGGAATGGCGCCCGATAGGAGGGATGAGTATTTAAGAATATTAACGGGTGAATCAAAGTTTGATTACAATCGTAACGGCAATTGGGGTAATGTAGGTGACGAATGGATGAAATGGAGAGTTGGTAATGCCGATTTATACGTTAATCAAGTTACGCAGGTTGGAAATGAAATTTCAGACTGGTTATCAAGAATTTGGAGAAAATTAGAAGATATGTAATGCTATGGATATAAAGCTATTTAATGATGATAGTAATTGCAAGAGTTTAAGGGAGTTTTTAGATAAAAACACTAATATTAAAGTGAACCCCGATGAATTCTTGGAGGAGAATAGATGGTTAGTGTTTTCCCAGCTTACTTTTAGCGAAAAATTAAAGGTGCAGAGCGATTTAGGTAAATATACCGCTATCACTGAAAATGATTTGACTCTTGATACTTTTTTGCCATGCCCGTGTGAGCTAAAAACAGATGCAAAGAATGTAGATATTGAATTGATTATAAAAAACACTAATGCTTATGTTAAATCTAATTCAGTTGATAATTTTATTGTTGATAACGTATCTAATTTGTATAAATATGATAAGGATAGTGTTAAACTTTCACCCGATGCGGCTGTTTTTTATTATCCTAAAAAGACGTTGTATATGTCTAAATATGGAGATAAATTGATTCACAATAATTTGAATGAATTTATTAAATTTTATCTTTTAACTAACGATTTTATTAAATCAATATCTACAAATGTATCAGCTTCAGGCGGAACATTTAATCTAAATATAGGTTTTTCACTTTCCCCTTATTTACAAATCGAAAATCATAAAATAACTATTAGTGAGGATTTTTCTAATGTTGCTAATTATTCTGATTTTAATTACTATCTTTTCAATTATTTCGGGAGAAAATATGATATTGATAAAAAAACTATACGCGATGATGTTTTGAAATTGTTTAATATAAATGATATATTTTTAATAAGATTATCAAGCAATTATAATACATCAGATGAGTATAAAGTGCAGGATAATAGTTATGATATGATTGGTTTAGTAGATAGTGTTGATGTTAGTATAGATGCTAACGCTAATGTGAACGTGTCTATCAATGGCAGCGACCTTATGAAACTTATACGGGATGACGGCTCTTTTTTCTTTAATGTATCTGCAACAAACGATGTTGATAGCGATATGTTTAATAATGTAAAGGGAAGGGCTGGCGGTGATGTTCAAGATATTGATAATGTTTTTAACGGGAAGCCATTTGACAGATTGCGTTTGCCTTATGGACAATTGAATATGTTTTATTTAAGGTACCTTGATATTGCTACTGTAATTTTAGGCACGATAGGCAGGCTGGCTAATATAAGCGTGGCGCCTGACTCTTTATTTGAGCCTTGGGGAGATGAAAGAACTAAAAAAACAGATTTTCAAACTAAAAAATAAAGATTATGCCCGATAATAAATTCAAAGAAGGTTGGCTTGGTGGTAAAACATCTTTACGCATTTCATCTCCATACGGAATGCGTGAGCACCCTATTACACATAAAATGAAGCCGCATTATGGCATAGATATTGCCGTAGCTTCGGGAACTCCTATTTATGCCCCTTTTGACGGGATTTGGGGGAATTACAACATACAAAAAGATAGTAGCGGCAAAGTAATTGGAGCTGGTTTATATGGATGGATGGTTTATACGAATGGCAGTGGTGAAAAATATCAAATAGTATTTATGCACCTGACTAAAAAAGCCGATGGCATTAGAAGTGGTACGGAGGTTAAGGCTGGTGTCACTATATTAGGCTATACGGGCGGTGATAAAACTGACCCAACGGCTGGCAGTAGTACGGGGGCGCATCTGCATCTTGAAATTCATAAAAATGTCGGTAGGGGAATAACTTACACTGATTCAACCCATGCTATTAACCCTATAAATTGGCTAAATGAAAATTTAACGGGAAATGTAGGGGCGAATGAATTCAATAAACAGGAAGTATCTTTTTTGGTACCGAGTAATCAAATTGATAATTCTGCAACGGAATGGGAAACCGAGAATGAGTATGTTTATGAAAAAAAATATGCTAATGGAATTTGGCAAATAGTTAAGGTTTTGATTGATAAGGATGTTAGGGATAAGCAGGTTTATGACAGCAGCATATCTACTATGACTGGTTCTCTCGCAAACTTTTTTAATAAAGTTTGCCAAAAACCTATGGTTGAATTTTTTGGAGATACGATTGGAAGTCAATATTATTTTTTTGTACGTAAGCCGCCATTTGATTCAGTAGGAGTTAGAACTTCAAAAGTAGCGTATGAAATAGAAATGAAGGATGTTATCAAATACTCTATCACTAAAAATACAGCTAATATCTATTCTTGGTATCAATATATACCGCAAGCGGAATTATTAGTAGCACCGCAACTACAGCAGTATGTTCCAGCGGTTTTTTTCAAAGAGTATGCCGAAATGTGGGGCAGCAAGCCGCTCAGCGTGCAGAGTAATTACTACACTTATGCTTATGCTGGCAAGAATAATAAAGATGGCGGGCAGGCTAATTTTGTAATCCGTAACGCTCTTTTGGATTTTAGATACATAATTGAATCAAATGCTTATAATCCATTTTTATACAATGCTGACGTAGTGCTTTTTGGAATAAGACCTATAAAGCGAGGCACCTTTGTTACGTTTAACGGGAGAAAATTCTATGTTGAGGGAGTTGGGCATAATTTAGATTTTAACGGAAATATGACAACCCAGCTGTCGTTGTCGCACGGCATGGACGTTAGATATATTGAAGAAAATGTGTTGCCTAATGGCGATAGAATTAGCTATTTTAATATCATAGATTTTGGTAATTTTGATGAACTTGTAAATAAGATAAAATTTGCCGATTGGCCTGAGCTATTATCTTCATGGAAGGTAAATTATGATAGCTTTGGTTTTTTCCTGAGACATTCTGAAGATAACGATAGATTTTGGTAATAATTTTTAATATGATAAGGAATAAAAGATTAAAGATAAATAGCATAGAAGCTGGAGCTGGTATTTCAGGCATAGGCTTTGTTATCGTGCCTATTGAAGTAGATAGGGATGAATACATAAAAAATTGCTATTCTACAAGCAGGGTAACAATAGCGGGCGGTCATTTCTATGGGGTTTTGCCTGATGTGCTTGTTGATAAACGGGTGCTTCAGGAAATAAGATTTCCAACAAACGTAGATGATGACTTATTTGGCTCTCCAGTGTTTTGGGTTATGAACGATTATTCTCAATGCCCAATCATTACCTCTATATTTAACGAGGATGGTGAATTCTTTGAATTAAAGGAAGCTCAGGCACGTGTGTATAAAGAGTATAGGGATAAGAGTGTAAATGTGGTGTATGACGCTAAAAACGCTATGTATAGTGTAATATTATCAGGCGATAACGATACTCCAGCGAATTATAACATAAAAGTAATATCTAAAAACAAGGGTTCAAAAATAAATATCTATACCGATAACGAAGTGAATATTGAAGCCGAAAAGTCATTAACCGCTATAACGGGGGATGAAGTCAGGGTAACGATATACAAAGACGATGAAACAAGCGCAGAATTAGGCTATAAGATAAATGATGGGCTAACGTATAAAGATGAGTTTTCAAACGAAATACGGGCAAATAATTATGGTGTAAGAATAAAGAGCGATAAGGATATAAAGTTAGAGGCAGATGGTAAGGTGATACATAACGCAGGCACCACCCCTATGGTTTTAGGCAATGAGTTAAAACAGTTATTAAACAATTTGATAAATGTGGTGTCCGCTATAACTGTAACGTGCCCACCCTCAGGAGGTACGTCATCCATTCCGATTAATGCATCAAGCATTCAAGCGATAGCGGCACAGCTTGATAATGTTCTGTCTCAAAAATCTAAATTAGAGTAATATGGAAACACAATTTTTGAAGCGGTTAGGATTAGGGCAGCTCAGAGCTTTAAGGGAGTCATTAGCAGCTGTAGGCGGTGAGGCTTTGAATATGGTTGCGCCTGATAACTTTGAATATTACCGATGCGCTTTTGAGTTAAGGGATGATAATGATAATATGGTTGCCTATCTTTTATTTGATGTATTGCCAAATAATATTGCTGAGCAAAAGCAGCCTATTATTTCAAATGTTAAAACGATAGGTGGTTTTTATACTGTTGTGAATGACTCTTTTAATCCGTTCAATATATCTATTCAGGGTACATTTGGTCGTAAATTGCGGCTTCTTACTAATTCCAAAGAGATAAACACTGAAGTTGGTTTTAGGAAACTTTTGAGTGGTAATGTCGGTGCGTTTTTTGATAGTGAAATTTTGATTAAGACGGGGTATGGAGCTATTAAGATGCTGCAAAAGATTGTAGAGTGTTCGCATAGGGAATATTATCACCTTATATTTCATAACTATACTTTCAATTCGCACTATTATGTTAATATAATGGGGTTTGATTTTAATATATCTACCGAAAACAATTTTATGTGGTTTTATAATGTAAATATGACCGCTATTGGAGAATGGTATGATTATAGGGATAAAAAAGAGAAGGTTGAAGATTTAGTGAATAATTTTTTGAAAACTATATCTAATAACGGGATAACTAATGTGTTAAAGGATGTAAACTTGCACCTGAATACATATGGTTTGTATAACAAGTCTGAACGTAATAGCGATTTAGATGAAACTCCAGTTAAAGGTTATGTTGGTTTGAAGCAGAATTTCAAAATAAGCAATAGAGGATAATATGTATAGAAAAATAATAGAATTTCAAAAGATAACGAAATATCCGTTGATATTTTTTCTTGAAAAATATTCGTATTTCAATGAAAATTGTTTAACGGATTTGAAGGCATATTTTTCAGGCTCTACAACTTCAATAGATAATGATAAATTGCAGATGCTATCAAGTTTGATTGAAGATAATGCTAATTTAATCAGTGTGGTGAATAATTTTAGCAATAAGATGAACGATTGTGGATTTTGGGAGCTGCTGGATTATTTAGAGAGCCTTAACGATAACATAAATAAAATTGCCAAGCTGCCTAAATATTATCACGTTACCAAGACAGTAAATGGATACAAGCCCGTGAAAGAGATTACGGGCAGCGTAGGGGGTATGAAGACCTTTGAGGATGTTGAAAATGAGTTAAAATACGATAACTTTGACAACGAGGCTTCTTGGGTTGATATTATGCGTAATAACGATATTGAAGAAACGGATTGGGAGATTGACGAGTTGAAGCAGGTTAAGTACACTACCAATTCTGTTTCCGTGCAAGTAAACACCATAATTGATGTTTTGAAGGGTGATAACGTATATGGTAAGGATATATCCAAAAAGATTGCATTTGAGCAAAACGATTTGGAGATTGTTAAGTATTTGGAAAATATAAAGCAAAAGAGCCTTGTGCTTTTGAATTTGAAGAAGGGGGATGTCCCTGAAATAGTGGATTTTGGTGTTGATAATAAGTTCTTGGGCTCTAATGTAAAATCTTTTTCGTATCATGAAATTTTCACTCAGATTGAAAATAACTTTTTGCAGGATGATATATTTAGCGGCATAGAGATTTACAATTTGAAGTTTAATGGCGATAGCTTGGAGATTGAAGTAAATATAAAAACAAAGTACGATTATTCTTTAATTCAAAATCTAAACATATGATAACGAAAGTATATAACAGCGATTTTTTGAAGCAGATATTCATAGAGGTGCTGCTCAATAAGACAGATAAGGTTACGGATGTAAGCAATGAGTCTGTTTTGAATGGCATTGCCTTTGGTTGTGCTAAAATGGCGCAGAAGTGTCTTATGAATCAAAGTATAGTTGAGGGGCATATATTCCCCGATACGGCTTATGGTGAATATCTTGATGCCTTGGCTCAGTTAAGGGGAATATCACCAAGACACGGGGCGCAGGGCAGCACGACTTATGTACGTGTAATTGCAGAGCCTGGAACGACCTATTTAACGGGTACGACTTACACAAGTACCGAAGGGGTTGTATTTACGCAAAATGACGATGTAACAATAGATGCTAACGGGTATGCACTAATTAAAGTTAGCAGTAATTCAGCTGGGTTGTCTGCCAATGTTAGTCCCCTTACTATAACGAGCGTAAGCCCTGCACCGAGCGGACATATTCAATGCTTTAATGAATTTAGGGCTGTTGGAGGTTTAGATGAGGAGGATGACGAGAGCTTCAGAAAGCGTATCAAAGAAAGTGTGAATCAATTAGCACGCACCACGTTGTCCTATATTGAGCAGGTTTTTATGCGTATCAATGAAAGAGTGTTGCGTGTTATTAAAGGCGGTTACGATGCAGATGGCAAGATAAATCTTTATGTTGTATCTAATAATGGGGTTGATTTCACTCCGCAAGAGTTTGATGATATGCTTGCACGTTCTCTTGAATATCTTTCCCTGAACGAGCTAATGAGGCTGAATAATACTGATTATTCCGTTAAGCTAAATAACGTGGAGTGGAAGTATGTAGATGTAGATTTCCGAGTTGATATTGACCCAGCCTATGACGTTGATATAGTTCGGAAAAATATCCAAGTTCAGATGGCGAGTAATTTTGATTACCGATATTGGAGGTATGGTGATAAGGTAGAATGGGAAAATCTGCTATTTTCAGTTAAAACAGTGGATGGTGTTAGATATTGTCCCGATGAATATTTTTCTCCACGAAGCGATATGAACGTAGAATTACATCAATTGCCAATAATACGCAGCTTTATAATGAGAAACCTAAATGGCAATATAGTGATTGATAATAACGGAGTGCTGGGTGATGTTTATTATCCGAGCGAGTATGATTATGAATATTCAGAGGGTGTTTTGAGAAATATTTAAGAGCTATGGTAACAGAAGTTAGTGTAAAAACATATACGGAAGTAACGCAGGCGAGCGGTCAGATTACAGTCACGTGTTTTTCTGACTTGAACGCTAACAATAATACCAACCCCTCAATCTATAAAACAAGCGTTTTACAAGAAGATATGGAGATTGATGGTATAAGAGGTATAGAAGGTGAACTAATAGTGTCTAATGACGCTGAAAAGTCGTCTGTTGAATTAAATCCGCATGGAGATTTGATAATATCCGTAGAAGGTGATTTGGAAAGCAATTACACATTAAATAACGAAAATTTAGAGTACAATGGATAACGAATTACATAACATAGGCGATGAATTAGTCGTGAACGTAAATATTCAGGCAAGTGGTAGTGTAAATCTAACCTCTTTTGTTGAAAATATTACGGGCATAACTGCTCAAAGATATTTGGAAAAAGAGTATAGGGCTAGCGTTAATGACGTTCTTTGGGATGATTGGAAAGAGCTTAACGTCACTAACCTTTCATCAAAGACATATAGATTGTTTGATAATTATCTGCATATTCAGATTAGATACGTAAGAGCTGGAAGCGATGCTACTGGCGTTATAACCTTTAATGATATAACCTTTAACGGAACTTGGCAGGATAATCCATTTAAGGCTCCAACCCTTATGAGCTCAGCGTTAGCACCGATGGTTGGAAGTCAGGAGCTTCTTTTAGCGGAACGAAACCTATTCAAAAAATTGTATTTCCGTGGGGTTGTGCCTAACTATATTGAACGTGGCGAAAACCGAAACTATGATGAAGATGAAGACTATATAGCATTGACTTCAGCCATTGCTAAATTTTTCGCTCTCCTCATCTGCTTTAATAAGCGTTTTGAGAATTTGTTTAACGATGAAGAGTTGCTGTTAGAATATGTTAAGCAATGGGGTTTGTACGTTAATGATGGCAGCATTGATATTGTGGATTTGCAGAATATGATAAAGGATTATTACGTTCAAATTCATAATAGAGGCACGGAGTTAATTTTTAAGCATAAAGGGTATCAGCTGCCAAATTCCGATACGCTTCAAGTTGATGGTGAATTTTTGAGATTGGTTAGAAGCAGGATTTGCGATGAACTGCTGTATGAAAATATAGAAAAATATAGGTTAGGGCTTTGTATTGGAACTTCATCCCCTCTTTATAGAGGCACGGGAGATAGTAAGCAATTAAACAAGGCTTATAGAGGAATGAATTCATTCCCGTGGTATAGTTATTCCATAGATGTTTCGGGAGGCTCTTATACATTAAATAACGATATTATTAAAATAGGTTTTTTATCTAACGGATATTTTGAACTTTTATGTCGTAATTTTGTTTGCGACCATAACCTTGATTATGAAATTAGCTTTGAATTCACAAAGGCGCAAAATGCAAGTTCTATGAATTTTGAAACAAAAATATCAGGATTTGACGAGAATGGGCAGCCGCTTAACGATGCTTTTTGCCTTACTGATGAAAGTATGATAAGCGATACTTTTGTTAGTAATAAAGATTTATCTATTTTTGAAGATGCTATTTGGTATAAAATTACTTTCATATTGCGTTCATATCAGAGTATAGCGGTTCACGAGGTTAATGATGATTCAGATTTCGTTAATTTGAAATTTAATAATAATACTACTAAATACTTTTGTCCCTATATAAAATTTAATGCAGACGCTGGCACCGATTTATTTTTCAAAAATTTGAATATCAGACCGCTGGTAAGAGGTAAAAATATATTGCCTTCCAAAAATGATGGAAGGGTAGATGCGTTCAGTTTAGGATTTATTCAAAGTCCTGACATTTTTCACACCTATTTCCGTTCTAACAACAATAACATAAGACGTAATGAGTTAATTGAAATTATTGAAAAATACCTATACCCGTTTAATAATGTGAATGTTTTTACAGTTATTAGTAAATATGAATAAAAAATAATAAATTATGTCGAGATTAAAATTTAGCAGCAATCTTTTCATAGAGCTTGCAGAAATTGAAAAAATAAAGAAGTTTTTAGTA